CCGTCGCGTGCGTTCGCGACAGTGCCACCTTTTTGCTGGTTTCGGGCTTTTCGCTCCTCGAGCCTCCTGCGTGGCCGCTGACGCTGGACTGGTTTGCACGCGGGTAGGCGTCCCAACTAGACTTCATGGCATGGCAAAAGGCCCAGCACCAACGCCGAAGCACATCCTCCAGATGCGAGGGTCGAAGGAGGCCAAGTACCGCGAGGAACTTGGCACCAAGATGGCTGCGTTGCCGGAGCCTCCAGAGTGGCTTCGCCCCGCGGCGAAAGCCATGTTCACGCTCGTCTGCCAGTTCGCCCAGAACATGGGCACGCTGGCCGAGTCGGACGTGCAGGTGATCGCCCGCTACGCGATTACTTGGGACAAATGGCAGGAAGCCGAGCAGCATCTCGCCAAAACCGGCGAATGCTGGAGGGAGGTTCTAGCCCCCGACGGCTCCCTGCGATTCTGCCGGCCGACCAAGTGGCAGTCGCAGAGCAACCACTGCCACGACCAACTCCGGCAGTTGGAGACCGTCCTCGGGCTGACCCCCGCCGACCGCACCCGCCTCGGGTACGGAGCGGTGAAGGTGGTCAACGACCCCGTGGATGCAATGTTCGACGATGTCGCGTCGGGTTGATATTCGCGAATTCGCTCGCCTCCTGAAGCACACGGAAGCGCCGTTCGCCGGCCAGCCGTTCATTCCTGAGCCGTGGCAGGATGAATATCTCGACCGCTTGTTCAACACCAAGCGGCCGGACGGTAAGCGACAGTATCAGCGGTCCCTGCTCGCCCTCGCGCGAAAACAGGGCAAAACGGCCCTGTCCGCTGTCATCGGCGCCTACGAGGCGTTCTTCGGGGCCGACGGCGGCCAGATTCTCATCGCGGCCGGCGACCGCAAGCAGGCCAGCCTCCTGTTCACGGCGTGCTCGAGGTACATCGAGTCCTGCCCCGGCCTGCACCGACGCTGCAAGATATACAAGCAGTCGATCGTCATGCCGCACAACAAGTCGACGATCCAGTTCCTCTCGAGCGAACACAAGGGGAAGCACGGCTTCAACCCCTCGGTCGTCATCGTGGACGAATTCCACGTCCAAAAGAACCGCGACCTGATCGACGTCCTCGAGAGCGGCATGGGTGCCCGGGACGAGCCGCTCGTGATCTACATCACGACGGCCGGGATGGACCGCGTCGGCCCCTGCTACGACGAGTGGCAGCGGGCGCTGAAGGTCCGCGACGGCCTGATCAACGACCCCACGTTCCTGCCGTGCATCTATGCGGCCGATGACGACGCCGACCCGTTCTCGGAGGAGACTTGGCGGGCGGCCCAGCCGAACTACGGGATCACCGTGCGGAAGGAATTCATGGAGCGGGAGGCCGCCCTCGCCCGCGAGAGCGTCGCCCAAGAGATGAAATTCCGCACGCTCTACCTGAACCAGTGGGTGAGCAACGGGGCGAATCGTTTTTTCCGCACCGGGCTGTGGGAAGCCTGCGGCGAGCCGCTGCGGCCGGCTGAGACTCGGCCGTGCTACTGCGGCCTCGACCTCTCCAGCACGAGCGACACCACGGCGTTCGCCGCGGTCTGGCCGGGCGTCGACGAGTACGGCGTCCACGACGGGACGTTCGATGCGTTCGCCCACATCTTCGTGCCGGAGGAGGGCGCCGACCGCGACGAGGCGCCGTACCGTCAGTGGGCGAAAGACGGATTCTGTACAATTACAGAGGGTAGCGTGACTGATTACGACGTGGTGCGCGACTACGTTCTCTCGTTTTGCGAGAAGAATGCGGTTCGCGGCGTGGCTATCGACCGCTGGAATGCCGTGCATATCACCACGCAACTGGTCGCGGAAGGCGTCGATGTCAAGCCGTATGGACAGGGATACGCCTCCATGAGCGCGCCGACGAAGGCGCTCGAAGCGCTCACTTTGAGCCGCAAAATACGGCACGGAATGAATCCCGCGCTCGCCCTCCACGTCTCCAATATGCAGGTCAAGATGGACGACGCGGGCAACATCAAGCCGACCAAGGCTCACTCGAAAGCGACCGCCCGCATCGACGCCGCGGTGGCATTGATCATGGCCCTCGGCTTGGCAGCCGGCGAGGCCCGCGGCCCCGAAGAAGAACCCGAACTGATGGTGTTCTGACATGGACGAAGCGCCGTACACGGGCCTCTTGTCGCTGCGGTCGCAGAGCCTGTCACGGGTCTTCGAGGAGATCGCGGAGTCGCGGAAGACGGCCGCAGGCGTCCACGTCTCGCCGGAGACGGCGCTTGAATGCACGGCCGTGCTGGCCTGCGTCCGGCTCCTGTCGGAGTCGATCGCGGCGATGCCGACGAACCTGTACCGCCGGCTCCCGGGCGGCGGCAAGGAGATCGCCGACGACCAGCCGCTCCACGAGATTCTGGCCTACCAGCCCAACTCGTGGATGACGAGTTTCGAGTTCAAGGAACTCATGCAGTCGTGGCTTCTCTTGTGGGGGAACGCCTACGCCCACATCAAGGGCAGCATCCGCCGCGGCGCCGTGGACGAATTGATCCCGCTCCACCCGTCGCGGATGGAGGTAAAGCGGCTCGAGAACGGCAAACTGCGGTACTACTACCGCGAGCCGGCGACCGTGACCGACCCGAACCCACAGCCGACGGAGTACCGGCAGGACGAGATTTTTCACCTGCGGTGGATGTCATCGGACGGCGTGCGCGGGTACGTGCCAACGGCCCTGTCGAAGGACGCGATCGCCCTCGCCCGGGCGACGGAACTGCACTCAAGCGCGTTCTTCGGGAACGGCGCCAAAGTGGGCACGTACATCGAGACCGACCAGCCCCACAAGCCAGAGGCTCTCCAGCGATTCCGCCAGCAGTGGGATGAGGCCCACCGTGGGCCGGAAAAGGCGTTCAAGACCGTCGTCATGCCGTTCGGCTTCAAGAAGAAGGACGACCCGGTCAACAACGCGGACGCGGAACTGGTGTCCACGCGGCGATTCCAACTGGAGGAGGTCTGCCGGGCCTACCGCGTGCCGCCCCATCTGGTCGGCGACCTGTCGAACGTCCGCTACAGCACGGTGGAGCAGGCGGCGATCGACTACAAGACGTTCAGCATCATGCCGTGGTGCCGGCGGTGGGAATTGGCGTGCCGCCGCGACCTCGTGGTGGACGACAAGACGTACTTCGTCGGCTTCGATATGAACTCGCTCATGGCCGGCGACTACGCGGCCCGCTCGACGTACCTCCGCGAGGCGTTCAACACGGGCGCCCTCGATGTCGACGAGTACCGGGCGGAGATCGGCTACAACCCGCTCCCCGGCGACCTCGGCAAGAAGCGGTTCGTGCAGGTCAATATGCAACTTCTGGACGCATTCACCCTTGAGACACCGAACGGTCAGCCGCCCCAAGCCCCTCCGACCAGCCTCCCGGCCGAGGAGCAGCCTCCAGAGCAGCAAGACGGCGACCAATCGCCAGCGGAAGCCGAGGCCGACCGATCCATCGACGCATCCGAAGCACTTTTCCGCACGACTCTCCGACGCATCGCAGCCGTCGAAGCCGACGGAATCCTCGCCCGCCGGTCGAAAGCGGAGAAAATCACGCAATGGTTCGGCCAAGTCGAGGAAAAACTGCGTGAAGAGTTACTCGACGCAGCAAATGCTACTGGCAGAGACATTGATTCGTTCGTGGTATCGTGGCTAGAGCGCTCGAAAGACCTGCTTTTGGACTGCCATCGCAGCGGAAAACCCTACGAAACGGTCACTGATCGCTGGTTCGAGGCTCATTTCGAGGAGGAGAACGATGTCCGCGAACGAAATTGAGCGCCGGATCACCGCATCCGACACGGCAATCGAGTACCGCGAGGTCGACGGCGGCGAAAAGCGGCCCGTCATCGTCGGGTATGCGGCCGTATTCCAGTCGCCTTCGAGAGACTTGGGTGGCTTCATCGAGACCATCCACCCGCGGGCGTTCGATGACGTCTTGAAGACGAATCCCGACGTCGTCGGCGTGTTCAACCACGACAAAAATATGCTTTTGGCGCGTTCGGCGAACGGTTCGCTCCGCCTGAAGGCCGATCCCTACGGCCTGCGCTACGAAATGATGCCTCCGAAGACGAAAACGGCCGACGAGGTCGTCGAATTGGTCTCCGGCGGGTACGTCACCGGGTCGAGTTTCGCGTTTGCGATCTCTCGGAGCGGCGGAGACTCGTGGAGCACGGACGAACGGGGCATCCGCCGGCGAGAAATCCGCTCGATCTCCCTCCTCGACGACGTCGGACCAGTGGTTCGGCCTGCATACGAGGCATCCAGCGTGGTCGTGAGCCGTCGGGCGATCGAAATGGCCCTCGGCGACGCATTCCGGCCGAACCAGACGATGGCGAACGCGGCTCGGAAGGGTCTGCGTGCCGCCAAGTCACGCGGAGACTTCGACGAGCGGCTCGTCGCGGTCGCCGAACGCATCGCGGAGCGCGAGGTTCTCTCCGTCGAGGAGGTCGAGTTCCTCGCCGGCACGCATCAGCGGTGCCACGAGGTCCGCTCCGTCGGCTGGTCCGGCTCGCCGGCGTGGGTCGAGTGGATGCTGGCCGGCGGAGACGGCGGCGAGAAGTGGGTGCAGCGTCGCTCTCTCGCCCAGCGAGAGAGCGAAGTTCGGACGCCGCAGGCTGCATCCCAGATTCCCGAATCTGGAACGGCCGAGGAGCGTGCCGCCCCAGACGAACTCTCCGAAGGCGACTTCGTCGCGTGGGACGGCGGCATCGGCCGCGTCGAGCACGTCATGCGGGAAGGCTCGATCCAAGGCATGACGGCGACCCCGGAGGCACCGCTGGCCGTGGTGACGCCGTTCGACGACGGCGAGCCGGAAGACTACATGGTCGCCGTGATGGTCTCGGAACTCACGAAGACCGACCAGCCGGAGCCAGAGATGGACGACGAAGAGGACCGTGCCGCCGGCGACAAGTCCCAGTCGACGCCCGCCCCAGCGAAGGACCGGATCACGGGCAGCGACGCGAACAAAGAGGGATCGGCGAAGAACGCGAGCGGCAGGATCGCCGTGTCGCAGGCTGTTCGAGCCGGCCTCCAGAACAAGGTCCGCGACCACAACGAGGCCATGCGTGAGGACGAGAAGCCGTCGTGGTCTCGGACGACGCTCGGGCAGTTGCTCGCGGTCTACCGGCGTGGCGCCGGGGCGTACTCGACCAGCCACCGGCCGGGCGTGAGCCGTGGGGCGTGGGCGATGGCCCGCGTGAACGCCTACCTGTACCTCCTGCGAAACGGCAGGCCGCAGGACGCGAAGTACGTCACCGACAACGACCTCCTTCCGGCCGACCACCCGAAGTCGTCGAAGGAGCGGAGCGTCGAGGCGGACGTCGAAGAGCGCGAGGTCGACCTGAAGCCGACGACCGGCATGGCCGCCGCGGCCAGACGCGGACTCCGCCTCCACGAGGAGGGGAAGAGCGGCGACGGCCTCAAGCCGGAGACGGTCGCGAGAGCGAACAAGATCGCACGCCGCGAGGAACTCACGCCGGACCACGTCCGCGAGATGAATGCGTGGTTCGCACGCCACGAATCGGCGAGCAAATCACCCGGCTGGGACACGCCGGGTGCTGAAAAGCCGGGTTTTGTGGCGTGGGAACTGTGGGGCGGAAACGCCGGGCAAGTGTGGTCAGCACGAAAGGTGGCGCAGATGGAACGCGAAGCAGCGAGGTCGGAGCCTGCGGTCGCCGAGGTCGAGCAGCAGGTCGAGCAGGTGCAGCAGCCGGAGCCTGTCGTGGACGTCGATGCGACTGACGCAGCGGCCAAGTTGGCCGCGCTTCAGGAGGCTCTGCTCTGGACTAAGTTGCACGACACCGACGGTTGATGCTAATCTACAAGTAGATACAAGCATCGCGATGGATGTCGCGATGGTCAGTGCGAGCGACGTGAGGATTCACGCCTGCGGCGCGCTAGCGGGAACACCCGCCGGCCGTCGCATCGTCGCGTATGGCCGGCTCAACAAGGAGCAGGCCAATCATGGCGTCGAATCTCAAGAAGTTGCAGGACCGGGCCGCCGCGGTCGCCGCTCGCATGGCCGAACTCGGCAAGATCGAGGATCGCTCGGCCGAGGACAATCAGGAGTTCGTCGCGCTTGGCGCTCAGGCCAGCGAACTGACCGCCCAGATCGGCTTCGAGCGTCGGCTCGCCGAGAAGGAGAAGGAACTCCGCGAGGTGATCGAGAAGGCGGCCCCCGCCCCGGTCGTGACGCCCGTCGAGACCGAGGCTCGCGCCGAGGAGCAGAAGAAGGTCGAGATTCGGGCCAGCCTTCCGCATCACACCTCCCTGCGTGCCTTCGGTGACGGCCCCGACGCCGTCGAGAGTGCCTACCGCTGCGGCCGGTGGCTGCGGGCGCACATCTTCAAGAACTCCGAAGACCTTCGGTGGTGCAAGGATCACGGCGTCGAGAGCCGTGCGATGGGCGAAAACAGCAACGCCTCCGGCGGAGCGCTCGTCCCCGACGAGTTCGCCAATCGCGTGATCCGGCTGGTCGAGTCCTACGGGACGCTCCCGCCGGCGTGCGAGAACATCTCGATGACCCGCGACACGCTGGTCATCCCGAAGCGGCTCACCGGCACGACCGCCTACTTCGTCGGCGAAGGCTCGGCCGTGACCGAGAGCGAGCCGACCTACGGCAACGTGTCGCTCGTGGCGAAGAAACTCGCCGTCGGCTGCCGGATGTCGACCGAACTGGTCGAGGACTCGCAGGGCGTGGTGGGACTCGCTGATGCCGTAGCCACCGAGTTCGCGCAAAGCCTCAGTTACAAAATCGATTTGTGCGGCTGGCTCGGCGACGGAACGCTCGGAACCTACGGCGGCGTCCACGGCATCGTTGAGAAGATCAACGACGGCACGCACACCGCCTCGGTGGTGGGTGCCATCGCTGGCAACACCGGCTTCGAGACCCTCGACCTCGAGGACTTCCTCGCCGCGATGGGCAAATTGCCCATCTATGCACGTGCCGGCGCTCGTTGGTACGTGTCTCCGGCAGGCTACGCCGCGTCGATCGCCCGCCTGAAGTACGCCGCCGGTGGCAACACCGTCGAGAACGTGCAGGCCGGAACGGTCGACACGTTCCTCGGCTACCCCGTCACGCTCGTGCATGTGATGAACAGCACGCTGGGTGCGGACGTCAGCAAGGTCAAGGTGCTCTTCGGCAACATGAGCCTGTCGAGCATCTACGCCCGCCGGCGTGACTTCAGCGTCCGGCTCTACGATCAGGTCTACGCCACGACGGACCAACTCCTCCTGCAAGGGACGATGCGGTTCGACGTGAACCACCACTCCCTCGGATCGACCAGCGAGGTCGGCCCGGTGGTGGCCCTCAAGTCCGCGGCCTCGTGATAACAGGAGCACGCCAGAGATGATCCACAACCAGAACCTCAAGGTCGTCGGCCACACGAGCGGCCCGGTCACCGTCGGCTCGACCGCCACCACCACGATGGTCGTCGACCGCCGGAACTACGACTACGCCTCCGTGGTCGTGTCGAAGGCGCCCTCCGCCGGCACGGCGTTCGCGAGCGTCCTGAAGATCGAAGAGTCCGACGACAACTCGTCCTACGGCGACGTCGCGGCCTTCGTGAAGGACGGCGCGAGCGGCTTCACGATGGCGGCGGTGAGCACCGTGAACGGCTCCATCGTCAAGATGGACGTCGACTGCAAGGCTCGGAAGCGGTATCTCCGCGTGACGGTGACTCCCGACGTGACCGCCGCGGTCAGCGTCGTGGCGCTCCTGTCGCGAGGCGAGGAGTTCCCGTCGACCGACGCCGAGGTCAACGTCGCCAAGTGGGTCAAGGGCTGATTCCCGTACAGCGGGACGGCCATGACGGCCGAGCAGGCGCATGGAGGCGCCCCCGCTCCTTCCAAGGAGCACTCCATGCTACTGCGTATCGGCAACGTGGAAGCCGAGGTCAAAGTGGCTGCTCTGATGAGCACGCCACGCCTCGGCTTCACGGACAACTTCTTCTGCGTCGCGCAGGCTCTCGCGCCGCATCGCATCTCGCCGATCAAGTACACCGGGGCGTTTTGGGGGCAATGCCTCCAGCGTTCGATGGAAACCGTCGTGGACAACCACGACGTGATCCTGACGTTCGACTACGACACGATCTTCACGTCGAAGACGATCGAAGCGCTGCTCGCACTCCTGATGCACTCGGGAGTGGACGCGATCGCTCCGCTCCAGACGAAGCGGGAGGCGAACGCGGTGATGTTCGCCCTGCCGGGCGTCACGCCGGAGCAGCAGACGACGGTCGACGAGGACTGGTTCAAGAAGCCCGTCCAGCGGGTCGCGACGGCGCACTTCGGCTGCACGTTCCTGCGGTGTTCGGCGCTCAAGAAGACGCCCAAGCCGTGGTTCTTGGCGAAGGCAAACGAGCAGGGCGAGTTCACCGGCGGTCACGTCGATGAGGACATCGCATTCTGGCGCGCGTGGGAGTCCGCCGGCAACACGCTGGGCATCGCGACGCACGTCAGCGTCGGCCACGCCGAACTGATGATCACATGGCCCAGCCGCACGGTCGAAGGCGGCAAGATTCAGCAGCACACGACCGAGTATTGGAACAGCGGCCAGCAGGCGCCGGAGGGCGCGTGGGGATTCGTGGCATGAGAGTGCGGATCAAGAAGAACTTCGCGAACTACAAGGAAGGCCAAGAGTTCGACTGGGGCGACGGGATGGCCCGTGTCCTAGCCGCCCGCGGCCTGATCGAGGAGGTCCGGCCGGCTCCGCCAGAGGTTGAGACCGCGGACGCGACCGATCCGCCGCTCGAGCGGGCCGTCGAGCAGCACCGCAGGAAGCCGAAGAAATGAACGTCACGATTGTCTACGGCGAGCCGCGATCACCGACGATCGGAATCACGCCGTACCGGAGCCTGTATCAGGCCACGCCGCCCGTGGTCGAGCCGTTGAGCCTCGCCGAGGCGAAGGCGCAGTGCAGGATCGACGACGACACATCCGACGCTCTCGTCCAGACGTACATCACGGCCGCGAGGCAGTACGTCGAGGACATCCTCGACATCAGCGTCATCACGCAGGTCTGGCAGGCCCGCTATGACGTGTTCCCGTTGTGGGAACTCATTCTGCCCCGCCCGCCGATGCAGCCGGAGACCGTGACGGTCACCTACCGCAACGAGGCAGGGCAGAATCTTTCGCTCTCGAGCGCCGCCGGCGACTTTCAGGTCGATCGCTACACGACGCCGGGCCGCATCTACCCCAACTACAACGGCGTCTGGCCAGCGGTGCGAGGCGACGAGAACAGCGTGGTCGTGCAGTGGACGGCCGGCTACGGCTCCTCCGGTCCCTCGACGCCGCCGATCCTCCGGCAGGCGATCGCGCTCTTGGTCGCACACTGGTTCGAGATGCGGCAGCCCGTGGTCACCGGCTACTCGCAGGTGCTGCCGGTGCCGCAGACGTTCGACACGCTCTTGGCGGCCTCCGGGTGGGCCGGCTACCGATGACCCTCACCGCCCAGATTCGCGCAAGCGTCGACGCCCGCCGCACGACGCAGAGCGGGCTGGCGACGGGTGTCGAGGTGAAGCCGATCTCGATCGGCGTGGATGCCGGCGACTGCGACATCGTGTACGCGGAGCGGCGGACGTTCGGAGCGATCGGGTACGACGAGATTGACTTCGCAACAGGCGGCCTCGCGGTCGTGAAGTTGCTCTTCGTCAAGAACCTCTCGGAGACGTCTGCGATCGGCTTGTCGGCCGGCTGGAGCGGCACGCAGTTCTCGATATTCCGACAGGACGCGACGTCGTGGAACTTCTCGCCGATGGTCAACCTCGGGAGCCTGACGCTCCGCGGGTTTCCGATCCGGCCGCTGGGGGCGTGGCTTTTGTCGTGCCCGAACTCGGACGGGTTCGGAGCGACCGTCGGGGGATCGATCCTCCGGGTTGGCGGCGTGCCTTCCGAACGGTACGAGTTCTACGCGATGGGGACGTGAGCGATGGCATTCTCGGCACAGATCAGCCTGTCGGTACTGGCCCACGAGACCTCGGCGACGGACCTGTCCTCGTCGCTGCGTGTGACGCCGGCGTCCTACGCCCAGACGCTGACGAATGGCACGGCGGGCAACCAAGCCCAACTGGCATGGAGTGCCACGAAGACGCTCTCGGGTGCGTCGCAGACGTTCTCGCTGGCGACGCTCGCGGACGTCCGTGACGGGGCCACGGTCACCGTGACGCTCACGGCCGTGAAACTCTACTACGTGCGAAACAAGGGGGCGTCGAGCCTCGCGTTCGCCGGGGCGCCGTTCCCGGCCTCCGGCCTGACCGTGGCGGCCGGCGCCGTGGCGGTGCAGTCCGACCCGTCGGCGACTGGGATGTCGGCCTCCGGCGTGACGGTGACCGGGACCAACGGCGGCTCCTACGACATCGTGCTCCTCGGGAACGGGAGCGTGTCGTGATCGACATCGGCAAGTACACCGAGCGGGTCACGATCCTCGCCCCGACGGAGACGCGGAGTTTCTCTGGCGAGTCGACGTTCTCGTGGGAGACGACCGTCGGGACGTTCTGGGCGCAGGTTGAGGGGCTGTCGAGCCGGGACGTCCTGCAAGCCCAGCAGGCCAACGTGATCGCCACCCACCGCATCCGCATCCGGTATCGCGAGGATGTCACGCACCTCCACCGCGTGGTCTGGAGGGGCAGGACAATGGAGTTGGCGAGCGTGACGGAGCGCGGGAAGCGCACGTACCTCGAGATGCTCGCCAGAGAGGTGCAGTGATGGCAGTTCGCCTCGACGCAACGACATCGCGGATTCTGCCTCGCGGCGGCACGGCCCGCGAGGCGGCGGAGTCGTTCGCCAGTTTCGACATCTCCGGCATCGGCGACCTGATCAACGCACTAGAGCGGGCGGCAGACAAGTGCCTGCAAGACCCCGGCGGCTACCTCCAGAAGTCGATTATCAAAGGCATGGAGGCCGTCCGCGACTCGTACCGCGGGAAGGTCAACAGCGTCACCGGGAATCTGAGCCGGGCCACGGTCTCGCGGAAGGGAAAGCGGACCTACGAAGGCATCTACATCGCCGTCGCCGGCCCGCAGCACGCCGTGGCTGGCAAAGAGTGGGACGTCGAGGAGAAGGGGGCCGGAAACCACGCTTGGCTCGTCGAATTCGGCACCGACCGCCGCCGGCCAGCGACCCAGAACCGCCGCACGTACCTGAACGTCCACGAGAAGATCAACCGGCGTTTCCGGCGGATTACGAACCGCGACGGCGGGTTCGTCTTCGACAACGAGCAATTCGAGCAGATGGGCCGCGGGTACTACTTCCTGATGGGCAGCATCAACGAGCGGCACCCGGCCCGCAGGACCGGCCGCGGGGCGTTTGTCCGCACGAGCGGCGGCGGCACGCGGCCGTACTTCCTGTCGCCGGGCGAGACCTACGGCGCCATGCGTGCCACGCACCCGATGGAGCGTGCCATCGGAGACAGCCGGCAGGCCGTCCTGTCGGCCGTTCGGGCGTCCCTGACCAAGTTCGTCGCCGACCTGAGCAACTAGCCATGCTCCTCCAGCCCGAAAAGCACATCTACCAAGTCCTCGCCGGCAACCCGGCCGTGGCCCGGCGGGTCGGGTTCCGTATCTACGCCGTGGCGGTGCCGAAGACCGACTTCCCGTTCCTTGTCTACAAGAGGGCAAATGTGGCCCGCGAGTCGACGCTCTCGGGGCCGCTTTACCTGCCGATGGTCAGCATCCAAGTCGCCTCGTGGGCGCTCACCCACGACGCCGCGAGGGAACTCGCGGACGACGTCCGGCTTGCGCTGGACGGCCGAACTGGCACGCTTGCCGGGGTTACAATTGAAGATATGAGGTTGGTGTCGGAGACGGACGACTTCCTCGACCCCACCACCGTCGGTTCGCAGATGCCTCCGGCCTACGAGGTCCGGCAACTGTGGCAGGCGAGGTGGCAGGAGTCGCAGTCTTAGACCACTGAAAAAGACAACCAAGCGCAAGGAGGCGCGACAATGGCTGGTATTTCCGCACAGGGACTCACGTTTTCGTTCGGCGGCACGACGCTGACGATCACCAGCGTGCAGGTCAATGACACGCAAGACCTCATCGACGGCAGCCACCTCGGCATCGGCCCGAACCAGCGGCGAGAGTTCGTCGGCGGCTTCGCGACCGACCGCGAGGTCACCGTCGACTACATCTCCACGAACATCCTCACCGCCGGTGTGTCTGGCGCCCTGTCGATCACGGGGCCGATCAACTTCAGCGGCAACGCGACCTGTGCGTCCGCGTCGCTCGGCGGGTCGGTCGGCGCCCTCGTCTCTGGGAGTGCGACGTTCCGCGTCGCGTAAGCGATGGCGGGCCGCTCGTCCCAAGGCACGACGTTCACGTTCGCAGCCGCCACATTCGCAGCCACGAGCGTGCGATACGTCGGCGGCTCCGAGCGTGCGACAGTCTCGGCCCCGCACATGGGAATGGGCCGCGACGACTTCGAGCCGACGTACATCACGCACCGCACAGCGGACGAGCGGCCGAACGTCGAGTTGGAGTTCATCTCCGGCACGCCGCCGGCCATTGGGGCGACCGGGGCGATCTCAATCGCCGGAGCGTTCTCCTTCACGGGCGCCGTCGCGACGTGCGTGTCGGTGCAGGTCACCGCGAGTGCTGGTGACTTGGTGCGAGGGAGCGCCTCCTTCCGCGTGCAGGTCTGACCGTGCCAGTCGGCGTGCCCTACAACGCGACCTTCACCTTCAACGGCATCGCCGCGACGGTGACCAGCGTGCAGGTGGAGACGCCAGTCGCCGAGATCGTGGACATGACAGGCGTCGGCGACGCGACGGGGTACACGGTGCAGGTCGCGACCGGAGCGATCACGGGCGGCTCGGTGACCGTGGACTTCCTCTACGCCGGCGGCACCGACCCGCAGACGATTGTAGGGACCAACGGCATCCTTGCGTTCACCAGTTCCGCCTACTCGGTCAGTCGGCGGGCGATTCTCGAGAGCGCGACTGTCACAGCACAAACGGCCGACGTGGTTCGCGGCCAGTTGAAGTTTCGTATGACCGATTCCACGGTGTAGGAGGTTATCCGTGATCCTGTCGAAGAAGGCGATCCTCGAAGCGAAGGACATCAAGACCAAGGAGGTCGAGGTCGCCGAGTGGGGTGGCAGCGTCTGCGTCCGCGTCATCAGCGGGGCCGATCGCGACGTGTTCGAGCAGGCGTTCGCCGACAAGAAGATGGAGTCGTTCCGCACGAGGTTCCTCGTGCTGACGATCTGCAACTCCGACGGCGACCGCCTCTTCACGAACGACGAGGTGGAGGCTCTCAACAAGAAGTCGAGCGCGGTGATCAACCGCCTGTTCGACGTCGCGTGGGAGTTCAACGCCTTCACGCCGGCCGCCGTGGAGGCGCTGGGAAACGATTCGCCGAGCGCCCAGAACGCCTCTTCTACCTGAGGCTGGCTCTGGCGCTCGGCCGCAGCGTCAAGGAACTCTTGAACACCGTCGACAGCGAGGAACTCTCCGAGTGGGCAGCGTTTGACCAGATATATCCGCTCCCCAACCCGTGGCTCCAAACGGCACGCATCTGCCGGACGATCATGGCCGCGAGCGGGAACTACAAGCGCCTCCCCGACGAGGACGTGTTCATCCCGGCGTCACGGAAGAAGCCGCAGTCCAACGAGCAGATGATCGCGGAGTTGTCCAAGTTGTTCGGCCCGCCGCAAGGATCGTGAGATGGCGAACTACATCGGCAAGATCGCCGCAGTCGGCACGATCAACATGGCGCAGTTCAGCCGTGGGCTGGACAACAGCGCCAAGGACGTCGATCGCTTCGCCAAGCGGATCAGTTCGACGCTCTCTTCGGCCAACTCGGCTGCCGCTCGGTCATTCGACCAGATTTTCACGCCGATCCAGCGACTAGAGCGTGCGATTCAGGCGAGGTCGCGAGACCGCCTGAACATCGACACCGGCGGTGCTGAAGAGAAACTGCGTGCGATTGTCGGTGCCGCCGAGGACATCGCAAGGCCGCTCGGATCAAGCGCCAAGGCGTTCTCGGGCCTGTCGGCAACGATCCAGAACGAATTCATCGGGTCGTTGGTGCAGGCGCAGGAAGCGGCTGCGACCACTCAGGCTGAAATATCGCGCGGCGCGATCAAGGGCGCCCAAGACTACGAGCGATACAAGCGAGTCGTCGATGAGACGGTGATTTCGATCCGCCGCCTCTCCGAGGCCGGCGCAGCAGTCTCCGGCCTCGCGAGCGGTCAGGAGTTGCGGTTCCAGCAGGCTGGCCTGCAATCCGAACTTCAGCGTGCCGCCGCGATTCAGGGTCAGGCCGGCTCTCTGCCGGCGAGCGCGAGAAACAGTCGCGGCAACGAGATCGCCAGAATCGTCGCGCTCCAGCAGCGCGAGGCGGAAGAGGCCGCGAGGCTGCTCGCGATTCTGGAGAACATCCGCAACACAAGAAGCGAGGACTACGCCGCGATCGCACGGGCGCAGGGCGCTCTGGATGGTCAGGTGCAGCGGCTCGGAGAAGTCAACTCGCAACTGGAGCGGCAGACGCGACTGGTAGCGGAGTTGCAGGCGCTCACCTCCGCCGGCCCTCGTGGCAACGAACTGATCTTCACGAACCCGGGCGTCGCGAGAGAGTTGCGTTCGTCCGCAGCACTTCGGCAGGCGGCATCGGAGGCGGCCGACCCGTCGCAATTCTCTGGGCTTCTTGCGCAACTCAACCAAGCGGAAGACCTAGTCGCCCAGTACCAGTTGGAGGTGCAGCAGAGGCCGAGACTCGGCGTGGACGCAGACGACGCCGTCCGCCGGCTCGAGCAGGCGAGGGAGACGGCTCGGCGGGTTCGCGAGGAGATCAAATCAAGCCTAAAAACGGAATCGCCATCAACCCGTGGGTTTCAGTTGCTGGATGCGCCTCCACAACAGCGTGGCCTCGGCCTGTTCGGTGGCGTGACGGAAACAGAAACAGAGCAGGCAATTGCGAGAGCAAGAAGGCTGTCCGACGAGTACGCGAAACTGCCAGAAAAAGCGAGACTAGGACTTGCCACGCTCGCCGGAATCGCAAGAAATGTATCTGACCGAGTCGAGGCCGGAACAGCGAACGCCAGCCGGCTGAACGACGTGCTGGATAGGCTCGAGCCGGGCATCAGCGCGGCGACCGCCGCCGCCGACGATCAGCGCCGCCGACGCGAGGTCGCTACTGCGCTTCTTCCGCCAATCATCGACCAACCGACTCCAGATCAAACAAACCTCGAACCAAACCGCGCCCGCAACCGCATACTCCAGAACCTCGGAGGCGAGATCGACGTTGTTCGTCGTCGTCTCAGGGAACTGCCCGACATCGGAGCGACCCTCGGACCCGGCGTCGACAACCTCAACAATCGCTTCAGGCTTCTGGCAAGACAGGGTGTGGCGTTCACGGCCGAGCAGGCACGCGAACTCCAGCGGCAGATCGCCGCCGTTGCCGCCGCGCTCAACACACGCGCAAGCCTCGGCCAGCAATTCCTCGGCCAGTTCGGCGGAGAAGGCATCGCCGGACTCGGCCTCGGAGTGGATCAGCAGTCCCTCCGTGCGGCTGGAGGGCAGATCGAGTTTGTCCAGCAAAGGCTTTCCCGCCTCGCGGCCGAGGCCCGCGGGCCAACTTTGCAGGCTTTGGAGAATTTCAGACAGGTTGCCCAGAGACTGTTCGACGCCGGGACAATCGATACCGAAAGCGGTCGCGCCGAACTGGCCGCACTGAGGCGCGAGTTGGCGGCGACCCTGTCGGCCGCCGGCGGCGGTTCTCAGGGGAGAATACTCGGTGACCTCAACAGGTCCGGCGACATTGCCAGAGGCGGCATTGACAGATTTAGCCTCGGTCTTCAGCAGGCCGCGTTCGCCGTCGATGACTTCTTTAGCGTCACGGGAGGGTTCGAGCAGAGGATTCGTGCGATCGGAAACAACCTGACGCAACTCGGCTTCATCGTCGGAGGCACGAGCGGGCTTTTCGTTGCTCTCGGTGTTTCTGTTGGCGCTCAGGCAATCGCTGGAATAGTCAGGTTCATCAACAGCGGTCAGGCAGCGGAAGACCAGACCAAGGCGCTAAACGACGCTTTGGAGCGCCAGAGAAATCTTGTCGAGCAACTGGCGCAGTCGTTTTCCAACCTCGCCGACTCGATCACGACCCGCGGGTTTTCGTCGGCCGCCAAGGAGGCGAGGCAACTCACTCGCGACCTTGAGTCGCTGATCAAGGTGCAACGCGACGCCCGCGAAGAGCGGCTTGTGTCCGCAAACCCCCGCGGCCGAGAAATCGACGGCCAGATCAATAGCCTGAATCGTCGCCTCAGGGACGTGACTGACGCCGGGCAGGCCGCCGCGCTCCGCGACCAGATCGGTGGACTTCAAGACGAGCGTCGTCGTCTGCGGCAGGAACTGCCGAATCGGCCGGCGCCGACTCGCACAGAAGTAGCGAACTCCATCGGCTTCCGCGGGTTTCAGTCGACGGCCGCACTTTTGCAGGGCGTGTTCCTCGACACGATCGGAACTATCGCGTCGCTCGGCGTCAACCAGATCGTCAACAGTGGGAACACTGCGCCGAGGATCGGGGCGGACTCGGCGAGGGCTGCCGGACTCATCGACCCAAATAACACGCTTGCTATTCGCGCTGCGATTGACGCACGCATTCGGGAAATAAACCCTCTCGCGAGCCAAGACATTGGATTAGTCTCAACATTCGGCGGAGACAACAGAAACATTCTGGCCGCCAGAGAAGAGAGGGCCAGACTTCAAGAGTTACAAGCGCGATTCAGCGACTCGGCGTTTGACGACGCACTGAAGCAGTACGTCGAGTCAGTCAATTCAGCCACACGCGGGTTTGAGGCAGCGCAGAACGAGGTGACGCAAGCGATTGAAGCAGGCGTCCCCGGCGCTAGATCGCTCGGAGTGATTATCGACACACTGTCTTCAGAAATTGACAACGCGAACAAAGCCATTGAAGCCGCTATCAACGAGTTCAACGCCAACCCGACCGCACCGGGTGCAGCCGAGCGACGCGACGCGATACTTGCCACACAGCAGGAGGTCATCGACAGAACCCGTGCGCAACGCAGTGCCGTTGAGGCCGAGTCCGACCGCTTGCGCCGTGAGCGAACGCTCAACCCGTCGAGGCAGATAGAAGCAGTCATCGGCAGGACGCAGGACGCCATCGATCGGATCGGGTCCGCCGCAGGATTCCAGCAAGCAAGGCTCCGCGACCTCCAGTTCCAGCGGGAAACCGTCCAGCAGCAGTTGCGGGCTGCGCCAGCCGACCCGGTTCTCATCCGTACCGAGCAAGACCTCAACAACGCTATCCGTTCGTTGGAGGCGGAAGTGACGGCCCTCGACGAGACGATGAACGGCTTCGAGGCGAGGGAGGCTCGGCGTCTGCTCGGCGACCCGGAACGTGGCCGCCAGTTGGCGATGACGCCCGGCGAGCGTGCCGCCGAGGAGACTCAACAGGGCATCAATGACATCATCGCTCGGTTCGGCGAAATAGCGGCAGAGACAACGGGCTTGGTGGACGTGAGGGCAAGAGACGAAGCAATCAACAGATTCCTCGGAGACCGCATTCGCCAAGAGGCTCCGCTCATCGCTGGCTTCTCCGACGAAGTCGCCAACGCCCTCCTGCAAGGCCCGTCGCGGGCCGCCCTGCAAGCATCGGACGCATCCACGCTCCAAGGCCAGCAGGAACTCAACAGGCTTCTCCGCGGCGAAGACCCGGCAAGGGACGTGAACCTTGTGGAACTTCAGAAGCAGACGCAGGCGCTCAATGAATTGGTGCAGATAGGACGCGCAGGCCCGCAGGTAGCCCCGTAAGGAACCCACCGATGGCAGACATCACCTACTCCATGACGCTCAAGGTCGACAAGGACAACCTGTCGAACCAGATTCAGATCAGCCAGATCACCGCCTCGATGTCGAAGGCCGGTTACAAGAGCGTCGTCTACGACCTCACGACGAATGCGACGAGCATCTCAACAGCGAACCTGTCGACGGTCGGCATGGCGTTCCTGCGGAACCTCGCGACGTCTTCTGCGTCAACCGTGCAGATCGGCATCGAGGCCGGCGGCTCGTTCGTCGGGTTCGCGACGCTCCGGGGCGGTGAGCCGGCGATCACGAGGATGACGAGCGGCACAGAGTACGTCGCGATCGGCGTCTCCGGCGCCCGCCTCCGCGTGGACATCACAGAGGGCTGATCCATGCCGAAGATGACGAAAGAGGTCTACGCAGGCGTCCAGTACGACTTCTCGTCGGAAGAGGGGCAGATCGCTTCCTCGACGACGCGGGTCTTCAGGATCATCAAGTCCGACGTCAGCGAGTACATCAACGTCTCCGCGACCTGCGGCGTCCAGATCGGCCAAGAGCACCCTTCCGAGTCCGGCCTCTACTGCGCGTCCTACTCGGCCCAGTACGACGGCGACAGCCGGATGGTGATCGTCGCGACGTTCAACTACCGGACGACCCCGGGAGGCGGTGACGCCGGCCAAGACCCGGGGCAGTTCTCGCCGGACATCCGGCCGGCGAACTGGTCGATCTCCACGACGCTCACGGAGGCTCCGGCGTTCGAGTGGAAGCCGTTCGGCGATGCAGTGAATCAAGTCATCGGTGGCGGGCCAGATTGGCGCGCGCCTGTGAACCCAGCGGGCGACAGGTACGAGGGTGTGACGAAGTTGGTCCCAATCAGCACAATCACTATTGAGCAATTTGAACTAATCGATCCAACACGGCACAGCAACTTGGTTGGATATATAAATAGCGCGGAGTTTGTTATAGGCACTTTAACGTGCCCAAGGCATACCGTTATGTTTCGCGGTGTGTCTACTCAGCCCGCACTTGAGCAGTGGGGGTCCGTTCTGTACAGAGGATGGAAAGCGTCCTACGAGTTTGTGTTCAAACGCAATTTGATACATCTTGACAACAATCCAAACTCAAGCCCCGTAGCACTTGGATGGGATCATGCTCAGATTGTCGAGGGCATAAACATCATCAATAAGAACTACGGATCAATTGGAGCCGCCGCGGCAAGCGACGTCTGGGCAGGCTCGCTTGCGCTAAAGAAAAAGGAAAGCGAAGGCGGCATTGCCACAGAGATCGAAGGGTGGCCCGACAACATCTCAATAGTCGAAAATACCGAAGGCAGTAAGGTCCGCGGCATGATCTTGATCGGCGAGGGGGCAAAGCCGACGCAGCGTCCGTGCGCCCTGCCGATTGCACTGAACCCAGATGGCACTCCGCGATTTCCTTTTCGAACTCCGCCAGTTCTGGTCTACACGTATCAAGTCCAAGACGATTACGACTTCAGCAACTTCGGCTTGAGGCTCACCTAACATGGCCGAAGGCTTCCTCCTTGGCCCGAACCTGCTCTCGCAGATACGACGCACCATCGACCGCGTCGATGGGGAACCTATCGGCTCAGGTTTCCGGCGCACTCAGGTCATCCTCGAGGGCGAGGAGCCGCGGTCGGCGAAGGTGTTTCGGATTTGCACATTCACCGGGTCGTGGGCGATCGGGGCGGTGAAGAATGTGCAGTTGAAGTATCTGCCGGGGGCGACGAATACGGTCAATGCGTTGAACCTGTTCGCCGCAGTCCCGGCGCCTGCGAGCATCGGCGACTGCGCCATCGCACGCGAAGGCACGGCGTGGTTCCTCATTGCGGCAGTGTGCAGCACGGCAACATGATTGACGATCCACTCTCATTCGTCACCTGTGCAATCTGGCTCATAGCCGCCAGTATGTACCCGCTCGGTTTCTTGTTCGGAGCGTGCTCGCCGTGTTGCCAAGGCGACCCATGCGCTTTTCGTGTCACCCTTAACCGCTGCATGCGCGTTGCGTTAGTGGACACGTCTCCGCCCAACGGGTGGGACTGTAACGTCGCAACGGGCGATTCCACAAACACACTCCAAGGCTCCATGTGGGAAGCAGGAGGTTTTAGTGTTTACCGACTAGCGGCTGCTTTCGACGCAACGATTGCGATATCACTGTCGGCATCAGGCGCGTCCAGAACTCCAGTCGGCCAAACGAGGACGCAGTTGTGGAGATTCAACAGATCAGCCGTCGCCGATACTTCTATATACGATGTCATCGGGCCTCCGTGGTTCTTGGAGGTGCAGTTGAGCGTTACCGGCGTTCAAACAGACGAGGAAGCAGGCGTTCAGACAGTGCTGGGAACTGACGAATACGGCCAAGTAAAACTGATCGTCAGCGTCAGCCAAGGCCCAAGCGCCGCAACGCATCAGGTGCCTGTTTCGCTTTCGTATGCGGGCCTTCAGCGGTGGATGCCTTTGGGTTCCTCGGTTCGCCAAGCGACGCTGATTGCTGGCGGCAGCGTGACCGGATGGACTGTTTCCAAAACAAGTGGAGGCACAATCACCCAACACGCACTGGCGCTGCAATTTGGGCAACAAGAAATCTGTGGTGGTGGCGGCCAAAGAAGCAGATTTGGCGTTGCCCCCCGCGTTGTTTTGAACGAGCAGACGGCTAATGATTTCGTGGCGGGCGACTACAACATCCGAGTCACCATCTTGCCGGTTAACGAGACCGGCGGTCCATATCAGGCCGACCTGAGCCTGATGCCGCCAAGCGTGCTTTGCCAAACCGAGGATTTCGGAGTCGGCGTCGCGATCGGCTTGTACCCAGAACAAATCTACGTGACCGTCCCCAACTCGTGGTCATCTACTCAGCCTGTGTGGTGTGGCGACAGCGTCCTGACCATGCGCGCACGCGGTGGTTTCGATAATTCCTTTCGAGATTGCAGCGACGGCTGGGGGCCATTGTTTTATTACCGGAGAGGAATCTTGATCGCCGGAGGCGGCGTCGGAACGGCTGCTTTTTGGCCCGGTCGGACGCTTCTGTGGAGGCTGGAGCACGGCGCGTATCGGCACTCGTTTACTGGTGTAGGCCCAAACAACCAAGCAGGCGACTGGACGTATAGTCTCAATGGGAGCGAAAACGACCTGCTATACGAGCGGGCAATCGTTGGTGACTGTCCTGCTGGAACGTCGTTTTTTGAGGATACTGGGGCGCCACCACTCAGCGACCCATGCGTTGGCCCCGATCCGCTTTTTTCTGTCAGCGTCGAAGCCTCGGTGTCGTGGAGTGTTATTGACGGAACATGCGACGACTACGAAGCCGAGCCTTTACAAGAGTCATTTAGTTTCTCAGTGGCAATGATCAGGCGGGGGTTTCAAATTAAAAACGGCAAGCGTGTGCTGGCGTTTTCTGGAGGCGGCCTTCAATTTGGGAGAAGTGGTTTTATTGATTGCGGTGGTGGATCAAACCTGCAAAACAGCGGCCCGAACGTGTCGGTACTCGTCTACGCAAGCGCTCCGGTGCCGTGCGGCGACCAAGGAAACCTAGAACTAACGCATGAAGTAGAATTGCAGTTAGGGTGGACTGGGGACGCCACTAGGGTGTATGTCGTAAAAACTTTCCCTAACGGCAGCGGAAGGCAACCAGAAGTAGTCGACTACCTGCCAGCGCCAAGCGGTTCAATAACGAGCACAAATATAAACGGCACCGTTCCCTACTACAGCAGAAAACGCTTTATATGCAGCGATTGGGATTCCGCTACGGTTCCAAAGCAGGGAATCGTACTCAATCGCACATGCCAAGATGCAGATGGGCAGCCGATTGCGCCCGGGGCCATCCTTAATGCGGACGTAAGTTTATTTAACGAGCATCTTATCGGTGAGCAAGTGGTTTCCAGAACGATAAATGTAGCGGGTTCACCGTTGGCGGTTTCAAGAACATTGTTTTTTGACCGTTACGGCGACACACAAGTTTTCACTGGCACGTCATCAGTGCTACAAGACAACTCATGCGACATCAGCACGCTATTAGTACTGCTGCCGTCCTATTTTCAGCCGGGAACGAGTTACGGAGCGCAGTATTCGCAATACTTCATCACGACCCGCTTCGTGGTGGGGCAATGCCAGAAGTTCAGTGTCATTTTTACAAAAGGCGCTGTGACTCAGTTTGTGCGTGGGGGAGTGGCGTGTGATCAAATCCCGCAACTTACGACAGTTCCATGCGACGGGTGCGAAGTAGACGTCACTGTATTGTCAGGGAGCGAATTGGCAAGCGTGACTATCACTGACGGTCTGGTGAGCGTAATTGCCAAAGAGACGTGGATCTCTGGTGACCAAATGGAGATCATGGTCACCTGCGGCGCCTTTTCGGTAACGCGCACGCTGCGACGCTCAACGGTTGGTTCGCCGACTTTCCCGCTGTGAGTGTTGTCATGTTATGCGAGTTTGACGGCGATCGGTCGCGATGTCATCGCTGCGGATTCGTGGCAAGCAAACTGCCGCATTTTCGAGAATGCCAGACGATCGAGGAGATGGCTCGCGCGCATCTGGAGGCGTGGGCAAAAAACAGGGCAAAGGTTCCTCCGCTTCACATTGGGTCAGCGATCGCGAAAGGGCTGTCAAGCGTGGGGGTAAGCGCGGAGTGGGTTTCTCGCGTCACCGGAGTCAAGGACTGCGGTTGCAAGAAGCGTGCCGCTGCCCTTGATTCCATCGGCGAGGCCGCGTCCAAGATCATCGAGCGGGCCGCGAATTGGGCGATGCAATCGATTCTTCCATACGACATCACCGAGCAAGATGTCGCTGTGCTTGCTAGGGCCATCTACGAAAGTCCGCTGACGAACCAAGGGCTGAAGGACAAGGCGCGCTCGTTTTCGGCCTGAGCGCCGAGCGATCAAGAACGCCCGCAGAAAGGCTAAAATGGACTAATGGCTACTTTCGCGCAAACGCCGGGTACCCTCGACATCACCTTTGTGGCCGGAGATGAAGTCGCCATCGCGCTAGACTTCGACCGCGACCTCACCGGGTACACGATCACGACGGCCGTCTACGTCACCGCCGTCTACGCCTCGGGCGGCGGCGGCACCGGGTTCGTGACAGGCATCGGCGAGACGGCGGCCACGTTCGCCATCTCGAACACGAATCTCGCTGCGGGCCAGATCACGATCGGACTCTCCGAGCAGCAGACCGCCGCGCTCTCGCCGGCGATCGCCTACCGCTGGTACATGCGGTGGGTGGACAGCGCGCTCTTCACGAGAACGGTCCTGTCGGGGACCGTCACGGTGGCGAATCCATGAGCATCAACGTCACCGTCGTCGGCTCAACGGGAATCTCGGCGACGATCGGGAACAACGACGGCGTGAACGTCGCCATCGGCGGCACGCTCGCTTTTTCTCCGCTGACCGTACTTCAGGTCACGGCCGGTGCGAATATCACGGTCACGACGTCGTCTGGCGTCTTCACGGTCATCGGACGAGACGTCCCCGTGCAGAGCGTGAACGGCCGGACGGGCGCGGTCACTCTCGCGGCCTCCGATGTCTCGGCCGCCTCGGCCAGCCATACGCACGTTGTGGCGAACATCACGGACTTTGCCACGGGCGTCCGGTCGAACCAGTCGGTGAGCAGCGTCAACGGCCGGACGGGTACGGTCACGCTTGTGGCCTCCGATGTCTCGGCCGCCTCGGCCAGCCATACGCACGTTGTGGCGAACATCACGGACTTTGCCACCGGCGTCCGGTCGAATCAGTCGGTGAGCAGTGTGGCGGGACGAACCGGCACTGTCACGCTGACGGTCGCGGACATTACGGACCTCAACACAGCGAACCTCGGACGAGTGTCCAGCGTGAACGGCCGGACTGGCACGGTCACGCTTGTGGCATCGGACGTCTCGGCGGCCTCGGCCAGCCACACGCACGTTGTCGCGAACATCACGGACTTTGCGACAGAAGCCGCCAAATATGGCCCAGTCAGCAGCGTGAACGGCCGGACGGGCACGGTCACGCTCGTGGCCTCGGACGTCTCGGCGGCCTCGGCCAGCCACACGCACGTTGTCGCGAACATCACGGACTTTGCGACAGAAGCCGCCAAATATGGCCCAGTCAGCAGCGTGAACGGCCGGACGGGCACGGTCACGCTTGTGGCGGCCGACGTGTCCGCCGCTTCCTCCACGCACACCCACAACGCGACCGATATCGTCAATCTGACCAGCGTCGCCAACGTGGTCAGCGTGAATGGCATCACCGGAATGCCGCTTATCGTCGCCGGCAGCGGAATCACAGTGTCGACCTCCGGGTCGAGCATTACGATCGGCGCGTCATCCAGCAGTGGCCTGCCGGACCAAGGCGCAAGCGCGACGAGAATACTGACCACGGACGGAACGTCAGCGTCGTGGGCGACGAGATACAGCGTCGTCGATGACGTCCTCGCGGTTGGCGCCGGATTGTCGTTCGTCAAGAACACGAACGCCGGCAGCATCACCATCGAGGCCGCCGGCGGCACGTCCGGCATCGCAGTTGGATCGGCGACGCCGCTGGACTTGGGGGTCGCCGCCGCTGGCGTTAGCGGCAACGCAGCCCGCGAGGATCACGTTCACAGGCTGCCGACAGTCGGCGACATCACGGCGGCTGCCGCCGTCCACGGACACGTCTCCTCCGCGATCTCCGACCTGACGAGCGTCGCGAACGTGGTCAGCGTCAACGGCAGGACCGGGCTTGTATCGCTCGTGGCCGGAAGCAATGTCACGATCACGACGAACACCAGCAGCCAAGTGACGATCGATGCCGGCGGCAGCGGCGGCAGCGGAGGCGGCGCGGCGGAAGGCTCGCGGGCGATCCTGTTTCTTCTGAGGTAAGCCAATGGCAGCGCCAAATATCGGATCAACGGCATCGAGCGTGTACCTGAAGAGCGCTTCCGGTGCGATCGGAACCTCGACAGGCACGAGCGCCACGCTCGTTCTCGCGAACGGAACCGCGTCTTCTGCCGTGATGCGCATCACGCGACTCGACGTCTGCAACGTGGACGGGACGACCGCCGCGGACGTGACCGTGCTCAGGCTTCAGGGAACGAACGCCACGACGATCGTCAGTACCGTTTCCGTACCCGCAGACGCGACGCTGCGGGTCTACGACGACTCCGGGTCGTGTGCCGTCCCAGAAGGAAACGAGATACGCCTCTTCGCGTCGTCAGCCGGCGACCTCACGTTCGACGCGGAATATCAGGAGTTTTCCTGATGTCGCGTCCCCGCGGCGGATACATCGGATTCGACCGCACCGTGACCGAGTCGGCGGCCAGCGGCGTGTGGACGCTGGCCGAGGTCGAGCGCCAGCGACGGATTGGCACTTGGCCTACATCGGCAGCGACAGACCAAGATTTTTTCGCTGTGGCCCTGCTCTTGCATATGGACGGCAGCAACGGATCGACAACGTTTACCGACAGCAGCGGGTCGCCCAAGACTGTGACGAGGCAGGGCGGCGGCCAGATCAGCACCACGCAAAGCAAGTTTGGCGGGTCCAGCGGCTCGTTTGACGGCACTGGCGACTACCTAACGGCATCCGGCGCAGGTCTTGCGGTCGGCAGCGGTAATTTCACTATTGAGGGATGGTTCTATTTTAACTCGTTGCAGAGTGGCATTCGCACGCTGTGGGCGCACCGCTCAAGCAACGATGGGATCGGCGGCGCGTTGCTGACGCACGTCAGCGGCGACGTGCGGCTCTATATCAGCAACTCGACAGGCACCGGCTGGCAAGTATTGGACTTTGACCCCAACCTCACCGTATCGACGTCAACGTGGCACCACATTGCGATGGTGCGTGACGGCAACACGATCCGTACATTTGTGGACGGAGCCGCAGGCACGCTGACTACTGTCAGTGCTGGCGCGATTGGAACAAGCGGCAACATGAGCATCATGGCCGGCGCCGCAGACGGCACCCAAGAGGTCGACGGGTATTGCGACGAGTTCCGACTGACGGTCGGCGTCGCTCGGTACACGGCAGGGTTCACCGCGCCCACGGCAGCCTTCCCAGACTCCTAAGTCTTGTCGCCGTCTGGGCGGAAATCTCCCTTGACCGGCGCTAGGTCTCCCAAAGATACTATGTGCCATGCCGGCGACGCATCACTTCCTGATCGCAGGCGCCCGCTGGGTGTGGCGCTACACTCGCCTCCGCGGGCGTGCCGCTGGGTGGGCGTACCTGCCTGACCCAAACAAGCCCGGTGAGCCGTCGGTGCGGAAGGTCTTGATCGACTCCCGACTGAAGGGCCGGACTCGCATGGAGACCGAAATCCACGAGGCGCTTCATGTGTGCTTTCCGCAGATGAGCGAGGAGACGATCACGGCGAGCGCACGCGACGTGAGCAGAATCCTCTGGTTCTTAGGCTACCGCCTGCAAGAGGACAAGCAGCCGTGAGCAGCACGTACATCGTGGGCGCCGGCGGCTTCGGCCGCGAGGTGCTCCGCTGGGCACGGGACGCCGGCATCGACGTGGACGCCTTCCTCGACACGGCCGAGGGCGTCGCGTGCGGCCTGCCGATCCTGCCCGACGACCTCGTGTTTTCGCCGCGTGACGTCTTCCTGTGCGGCATCGGCGAGCCGGCTCTCAAGCGGATTGTCTGCGAGCGACTCCGCAGCCGCGGGGCGCGATTCTGGTCGCTCGTCCACCCGACCGCGATCGTCACCGAGCCGGCCGCGATGGGCGAGGGCTGCGTGATCTGCCCGCACGCGATCCTCAGCGTCGGATCATCTATCGGACGGTTCGTGACGGTCAACTGCGCCGCGACCGTCGGCCACGACACCGTGACCGGCGACTACTGCTCGATCTCAAGCCACGCCGATCTCTGCGGGCACGCGAGCCTCGGCGAGGGCGTGCTCGTCGGCTCGCACGCGAGCATCCTGCCGCACGCCCACGCCGGCGACTGGTCGATCGTTGGCAGCGGCAGCGTCGTCGTCCGCGAGGCGCCGGAGCGATCCACCGTGATGGGAGTCCCAGCGGCCGTTATCTACAGGAAACCACAATGAGCGAGTTTTGCGAGGCGCTCGACCAACTGGTCGAGCAGTCGGCCGGCACCAGCCAGCCGGAGATGTACCTGAACCACCTTGCGGGGTGGGATTCCATGAGCGCGATGGGGTTCATGGCTATGGCGGACAAGAAGTACGGCGTGATCGTGAGCGCCGCACGGCTCATGGAAGCGAGGACGGTCGGCGACTTGGCCGCGCTCGTGGGAATCCAATGAGCATCCAAGGCGTCGCGATCCGCGACATCGCCGTGGCCGTGCCTTCGACCGTGCGAGATCAGTCGCGCTGGGGGGCCGCGGCGTCGAAACTGGAGGCCGCCACCGGCGTCTGCGAGCGGAGGGTCGTCGAGAAACTCTCGCTCGCCGACTTGGCCGAGGCCGCGTGCCGCGAGGTGCTCGGACGGGCGGTGCAGGCGATCGTCGTCGTCACGCAGACGCCGGACCAGCGGATTCCGCCGGTCGCCAACGTCCTGCACGGCAGGCTCAACCTCGGCACGGCGTGCGCTGCGTTCGACGTGAACCAAGGCTGCTCCGGCTACACCTACGGCCTCGCCGTGGCGTCCGGCCTAGCCGCAGCAGGCGTTCCTCGCGTCCTCTTGGTCGCCGGCGACTGCCTGTCGACCGTCGTCTCGCCGAACGACCGTGCGACCGAGCCGCTATTCGGAGACGCGGTGAGCGCGACGATCCTCGAGCGGGACGACGACGCGCCGCCCATGCACGTCGCCTTCGGCAGCGACGGGAGCGGAGCGGAGCACCTGTCGCTCGCCCACGGCGACACGGCGCACCTGAGAATGAACGGCGCCGAGGTCTTCGAGTTTGCGATGCGGACGGTGCCGATGATGGTCACCGAGTCGCTCGCGGCGGCCGGCTGGACGATGGACACGGTCGACCAGATCGTCCCGCACCAACCGAACCAGTTCATGCTCCGGCACCTTCGCGAGAAATGCGGCGTGCCGGAGGCGAAGTGGATCGACGGCATAGTGCGGCACTTCGGCAACGTGTCGAGCGCGTCGATCCCGCTGGCGCTCGTGACCACCGGCGGCAAGGGGAGGACCATCATGGCCGGATTCGGCGGTGGCTGGTCGTACTGCGCCGTCGCCGCCGACCTGTCCACGACGAGGCTCCACGACCTCGTGGAGGTCGCCGAGTGAGATACCTCGTGACCGGAGGTTCCAGCGGCATCGGGGCCGCCGCGGCGAGGCTCTTGGCCGCCGGAGGCCACGACGTCTACCTGCTTGGCCGGGACTACGGCCGCCTGCGGGAAGTCCACGACGCACTGCCGGCCGGCAACCACGGCTGGAAGAGCATCGACCTCGTGTCGCTTGGCGACCGCACCGACGACGTGCTCGCTGACATCGCCGCGGTCCACGGGAAGTTCGATGGCGTCGTCCACGCCGCCGGCATCCACTCCCTGATCCCGCTGCGATACCAGACGCACGCCAAAGCGGACGAGATGATCGCGGCGAACTACCACACGGCGTGGCACGTCGCGAAAGCGTTCCGGCAGCCGGCCGTGCGGGCCGGCGGGTCCGACGCGATCGTGTTCGTCGCGAGCGTGGCAGGGATCGTCGGGCAGGCAGCCGCGAGCGCCTACGCAGCGTCGAAGGCCGCGGTGCTCGGGCTGACCAAGGCTCTGGCGGTCGAACTAGCCTCATCCAGCATCCGGGTCAACGCCGTCGCCCCCGGCGTCGTCAGGACGCCGATGCAGGAGCGGCTCGAGCACACGATGTCTCCGACGCAGTGGCAGGCCGTGGTCGACGACCACCTACTCGGCCTCGGAGAGCCGGAGGACGTCGCCGAGGCGATCCAGTACCTCCTGCGTCAGAAGTGGACGACAGGGACTGTCCTCACGATCGACGGGGGCATGACCGCACGATGATTCCGGCCGCCTACTACGTTTCCGAGGAGCAGTACGCACGCGAGGTGACGGCGTTCGCGAATTCCGTCTGGACGCCGGTCTGCATGGCAAACGAGGTAGCCGGAGACGGCGACTACGTCGTCCGCGGGAAAGTCATCGTCCAGAACGTCGGCGGCGAACTGAAGGTGTTCTTGAACGTCTGCCCGCACCGTCTCAATAGGCTGGTCTCGAATCCCTGCGGCACCGGCCCGCTTGTCTGCGGCTACCACGGCTGGGAGTTCGGGCCGGACGGCCTGCCGTGCCGCGTGCCGAAGCGGCCCAGTTTCGACGGCGTGAACCTCGCGGAACACGGCCTCGCCGTGTACGAGACGGCCCGGTGCGGGAATCTCGTGTTCGTCTGCCGCACGAAGGCGATCGAACTGGAGGCGTGGCTCGGCGAAGCGTGGGGGACGATCGCCGCGATGACGGAAGCCTGCGGCGAGAAACTCGACACGAACCGCATCTGGATGCGGTGCAACTGGAAGATCGCCGTAGAGAACACGCTCGAGGCGTACCACGTCGGCCACGTCCACCCGGAGACGTTCCACCGACTCGGGGCGAACGGCGGCGAGTTCTCCTTCGCCGGCCCGCACTCGTCGTGGTCGACGCCCCTGTCTGCGAAGACGACGGCGTGGCTCGAATCGATGGAAGACGTGTTCGCCTCGCGGCCGTACAAACCGGCAGGCTACGTCCATCAACTGGTCTTCCCGCACTGCACGATCGCGAGCGCGGCAGGCATGAGCGTATCAGTCCAGTTCTTCGCTCCGGCCGGCGTCGGCGAAACGGAGTTCACGTCGCTGGTCTACGCGACGAAGGTCGGCGAACTCTCGCCCGGTCAGGCGGAACGCCGCGAGGTGTTCAACAAGTCGGTCGTGGACTTCAACCGGGCCGTGTTCGCCGAAGACGCCGCGGTCTGCGAGAGCGTCCACGCCGGCGCCTGCGACGCCGCCGGGTCGGGCGTGGAAGCGATCCTGTCAGAGGACGAGGAGCGTGTCGGGCATCACATCAGCGCACTCCTGATGGCGTGCGACGGTCTTTCGTGAGGTGCAGCATGGACGAGAAGCAGTTGTCAGCGGATGACCTCATCGAACGAGTCGCGTCCCGCGTGGACACGACGCCGCACGTCAAGCCGTGGTGGCAGCGGCTCACGCCAGAGCAGGCGGAGCAGGTTCTGCCGCTCCGCGATGCGTACTTTGCGGGCCGGTTCGGCAAGCGCGAGATCACGGCGTGCCGGGCGATCTCGGCGACGCTTGGCGAACTGGGCATCACCATCGGCCCGCAAGGAGTGAAGGCATGGCTCAGGAGGACTTGATCGCCAAGGTGGCGGCCAAACTGCCGCAGCCTGAACCCGCCCCCGACGCGGAGCAGGTCACGACCAAGCGCGAGGGCGACGTGCTCGAGGCCCGCAGCACGAGCCGCCGCATCAAGACGGTCGAAGACCTGCTCGCGCATATCGAGGCTGACTTACAGAGGTATGAAGTGGCGGCATCTGAAGCCACCAAATGGGAGTGCGCGTCAAGCGATGGAAAGGGCGGGACGACCGTCACGGAATTGCACCGCGTCTTCGTCCGGCTGAAGCCGAAGGCGGGGCCGACGACACGCGAGGTCGTGGAGGCGATGATCGCGGGGGCCGTCGGCCTCAAGCAGAGGCCGGTGAGCCGTCACAAGAAGCCGAAGGGCGAACTGTGGCAGGTCATCGTCGTGGCGGACGTCCATGTCGGCAAGTATGCGTGGAGCAAGACAACCGGCCACGGTGACTACGATCTCGACATCGCCGACCGCGTCATCCGGCAGACGTCGAACGAACTGATCGCCGTCGGCAACGAGTACAAGCCTGCTCGGAGGAGCATCTTCTACCTCGGCGACCTCTTTCACTACGACTCGCCTCATGGGACCACCACCAGCGGAACGCAGTTGGAACGCGACGGCCGGCTCCAGAAGATGATCGAGGTTGGCAGCGACGCACTTCTTTCGATCGTCGAGCAGTCCGCCGCGACGACGCCGACCGACGTCCACGTCGTGAACGGAAACCACGACGAGACGCTCACTTGGGCGTTCCAGCGCATTCTTTTTGAGCGGTTCCGAAACGACCAGCGCGTCGCCGTAAGCATGAAGTTCACCGGCCGTCAGTACGTCACGCACGGGGCCAACCTGCTCGGCATCGCCCACGGCCACCGGGCGAAACGGAAGTTGCCGCAGATCATGGCGATTGAGGCTGCCGGCGACTGGGCGAGGTGCCCGTACCGCGAGTACCACACCGGCCACTACCACTCGCAGGCAGCCGAGTGGCAGCGGCCGATCGAGACCATCGAGTCAGTCATCGTCCGAACGGCTCCCAGCGTCGGGGCCACTGACGATTGGCACTCTGAGCACGGCTTCATCGGCGCCCGCCGGGCGATGGAGACGTTCCTCTACAGGCCCGAAGGCGGCCTGACGGCCATGCACGTCGCCGGGGTGAAACCATGATCATCGGCCTCTGCGGAGCCGCCGGGTGCGGCAAAAACACGGTCGCGGAGATGCTGGCGGCACGGCATGGGGCCGGAATCTTCGGGTTCGCGGACCCGCTGTACGCGGCGATCTCGGCGATCACGGGGATGTCGATCGCCGAGTTGCAGGACCGGCGGCACAAGGAACGCGACCTGCCGTGGCTGCCGGCCAGCCCGCGGCGGCTCCTCCAAACCATCGGCACGGAGTGGGGGCGCGAGACCATCCACCCGGAAATCTGGGTGATGGCGACGATGAAGCGGATCGAGGACTCCGAGACGGCGCTCGCCGTGATCACGGATGTCCGGTTCGACAACGAGGCCGAGGCGATCCACGCCCGCGGCGGGTACGTCTGGCGTGTCGTCCGGCCCGGGGCTGGATTGGCTGGTTCTGCCGGGTCGCACTCGAGCGAGCGTGGCATCGAGGCCAGCCTCGTGGACGACGAGGTGCTTAACGACGGGGATTTGTCGGTCCTCGCCGGCCGCGTGGATGCTGCGTGGTCAAGACTGCAAAACGATACAATGAAATAACGCCGCATTCTGCCTTTTGCGGCGTCACGAGGCGTCCCGTGAGCGGCGAAGACATGAACGACGTCGTGAAGACGGTCCTCGAACGGTACGGCCTGCCGACCCTGCTTTGCGTGGCCGGAGGCTACTTCCTCCGCACTGACGTCCTCCTGCCGCTCGTGGAGCAGCACTCCGCGTTCCTGAAGACGATCTCTGAGTCCCAGAAGGACATCGCCAGTGCGATCGAGGAGCAGACCCGGCTCCTATACGCCCTCCAGCCAAAAGCCGCTGAAGAGGCGAGGCAATACAAGGTCTCCGTGGAGCAGCCGCGGTGAGCAATACCTACAGCCAACTGCCGGGTCCGCTGAACCTCTCGCTCCGGCGTGGGGACCAGTTCGGCACGACCATCGACTTTGACATCGATATGTCCGGGTACACGGTGTCGTCGTCGATCGTGTCGCCGATCACGGGGAACTCGGTCGGCACGATCACCTCGACGATCACGAACGCCTCCACGGGCGTCGTCTCCGTCGCGATGACCGAGGCCCAGACCGAGGCGCTCCAGCCCGGCACGTACTCGTGGCGGCTTGAGTGGATCGCCCCGGGCGACGTGAAGCGGACGGCACTTTCGGGCTTCGTCGAGGTGGCACGGTGAGCATCACGGCCAGCGTCACGGGAACGCGGATTTCGGCGACCGTCAGTGGCGCCGGCGTCTCGGCGACCGTCGGCAGCGGAGCCGTCGCGGCAGCGGTCACCGGCGGCATCGGGCCGCAGGGGCCGTCCGGGGAGACCGGCGGGGCCACGGCTTTGACGGAACTGACGGACGTGCAGATCGACTCTCCTGTGGACGGAGACGTGCTGCGGTACGCAAATGGCAAATTTCGCGACTTCGCTGAATCGAACCTAGTGGATGGAGGTAACTTCGCATGGCTCGCATTCGTATCCGCCGCAGCACAGGCTCTAGCGCTCCTGAGTCGCTGCTGAATGCGGAACTGGCCTATGCGGAAGCAGCCGGCACGGGCGGTGCCGGCACGCTCTACATCGGCACCGGCTCGAGCGGAACGAACGCCGCGAACGTCGTCGCGATCGGCGGCGGCGGCGCGTTCATCTCGATCGTCACCGTCCGCGAGGCCAACAAGGTGCTCGCCGGGCCGACGACCGGAGCGAATGCTGCTCCGACGTTTCGGCTCCTCGTGGCCGACGACATCCCGTCGCTGACCAGCACGAAGATCACCGACTTCACGACCGCCGCGGCACTCGTCGGCCCGGTTTCCAGCGTTAATGGGAAGACTGGGACGGTCAGTCTGACGTCTGTAGACGTTTCAGCCGCGTCCGCCGTCCACACTCACGTTGCCGCGAACGTGACCGACTTCGCGACCGAGGCCGCCAAGTACGGCCCGGTATCAAGCGTCAACGGAAAAGTCGGCACCGTCAGCCTGACGTCGGTCGATGTTTCCGCCGCGTCCGCCGTCCACACGCACGTCGCCGCGAACGTGACCGACCTCGAGACCACGGTCAAGGCGTACAGCCTGACTTCGTTCGCGGCGCCGACGGCGTCGCTGACGATGAACAGCCAGAAGATCACGAACCTCGCGGCGCCGACAGATGCGAACGACGCCGCGAGGAAGGCGGACGTTGATGCTGCAAGGAACGGCCTCGACGTCAAGCAGTCGGTGCGTGCCGCGACCACTGAGAACATCGACCTGTCGAGTGCGCTCGAGAACGGCGACGCGATCGACGGCGTGACGCTCGCCACGGGCGACCGGGTGCTCGTCAAGAATCAGGATACGGCCTCGCAGAACGGCATCTACGTCGTGCAGGCGTCCGGCGCGGCGGTGCGGGCCACCGACTTCGACGCTGACGCCGAGGTGACGCCGGGTGCGTTTGCGTTCGTCGAGGAAGGCACGGCGAACGCGGACACGGGATGGGTGCTGACCACGAATGGCACCATCACGGTCGGGTCGACGTCGCTGGCGTTTGCCCAGTTCTCCGGCGCAGGGCAGATCACTGCCGGCAACGGCCTCACGAAGGATGGCAGCACGATCAACGTCGTCGGGACGGCGGATCGGATCAGCGTTGCCGCCGACTCCATCGACATCTCGACGGCCTACGCCGGCCAGACGTCGATCACGACGGTCGGGACGGTGACCACCGGCGTGTGGTCTGCGACGGCGATCGGGCCGACGAAGGGCGGCACGGGCCTCACGACAGTTCCGAAGGGGAGCATCCTCGGAGCGAACACGCTCGACACGGTCACCGCGGTGCAGGGCGGAACGACCGACGGCATCCTGACCTACTCCGCGTCTGGCACGTCGGTGGCGTTCCTTGAGACTCTCGATGGTGGGGGTTTCTGACGATGCCAACGCCGGTCCAACTCAAGCGCAACGGCACGCCGGGAGCATCGGCGCCCTCGTCGCTCCTGCACGGCGAGTTAGCACTGAACTATGGAGACGCTCGCATATTCTGGCGAGACGCCTCGAACGTCATTCAGTCGTTCACGTTCCAGAGTTACGCACTCTCGTCGCACACCCACGCCGCCAGCGACATCACGTCCGGCACGCTGGATATCGCTCGAATCCCAACGGGTTCGTCTTCGAGCACCGTGTGTATTGGCAACGACAGTCGCTTGAGCGACACCCGCACGCCGACCGACAACACCGTCAGCACGGCGAAGATTCAGAACGACGCCGTCACGTACGCCAAAATTCAGAACGTCAGCGCCACCGACCGCCTTCTCGGTCGCTCGTCGTCCGGTGCAGGCGACGTGGAGGAGATCACCTGCACTTCGTTCGGTCGCTCCTTGATTTCGTCAGCCGATGCCGCTGCGGCACGCACCACGCTCTCGGTGCAGCCGACAGCCAGCCCTGCGTTCACCGGCGCGGCGGCGTTCGCAAACACGGGCAACGTGGTGCCGTTGACGGTCAACAACAGCGGCACCTCCAATTCTTTTGTGGTCAATGACGACGGCAGCGGGGATACGACGCCGTTTGTGATTGATGCCGACGGCAACGCAGGCATCGGTTACTCCACCCCCAGCGACTACGGAAAACTCGTTGTGAGCGGTGGCACAGCCGCCAACGCTCCAGTAGTCACCATCGAATCGACGGCGTTCAACGCCTCGCAAGGGTGTTCGCTGGACTTCGCTCGCGCTGGGTTCACGCAAAAAGTGCAGGCGCGGCTGGCAACGCAGGACAACGGCGCGTCCGCGTCGAACTTCATCATCTACACAAAGGCCGACGGTACGGCCGGTGCTCTGTCTGCCCGCCTGACCATCTCCTCCACCGGCACCGCCACGTTCGCGGGGCAGATCGTCGGACAGGCAGGGGCGGCGATCTCTGGTGGTGCGGTCACAGTCACGTCGCCGCTGCGACTCACAGGCACCGTCGCTGGCAACAACAGGATGCTGGAGTGGCAGACCAGCGGAACTACGCGATGGCAGGTGAGCGCACACTTCAATGCGGAGACAGGCAGTAACGCCGGATCGGACCTTCACTTCACTAGATGGTCCGACGCGGGCGTGTTTCTTGGCACTCCGCTCCAGATTCGACGTGACAACGGAATAGTGACAGTTGAGTCTGGATTCACGGCGCAGGGGCAAGTCCTCGTCACCGCAGGCAGCGGCAGCAGCGGCTCCTACAAACCGGGCTTGGCGATCAGCGGCGACGACGATACTGGCGTGCAGCAGGTAGGCGGCGCGAACACGCTGTCGCTTGTGACAAACGGCACCGAGCGGGTGCGGGTGGATGCGTCGGGGAATGTGCTAGTCGGTCAAAGCACAACTGCTGACCCAGCCGGTGCGAACACAAACGGCATTGCCCTAGCGCCAGATTACATATCTGTCAGTCGCTCGTCCTTTGAGTGCTTGCGGCTAAACATCAAGGCAGCAGACGGAACGATTGTTGCGCTCTTTCAAGACGCTGCGCTGGAAGGGTCTATCAGCGTCGCGGGCAACACCGTTTCCTACAACGCCTTTTGCGGATCGCACTGGGCGCAACTCTCCGATCAGTCTCGGCCAGCGATCCTGCGCGGCACGGTCATGGAGACGATCGACGAGATGTGCGACTGGCCGGAAGACGGCGGCAGTAGCGACAGGCTGGTGCGGGTCAAAGTGAGCGACACGCAATCGTCTCGCCGCGTCTACGGCGTGTTTCTTGGGTGGGACGGGCAGTACGCATCGACAGGCGATATGTACGTCGCCGGTCTTGGCGCGTACATGGTGCGAGTGTCTGGAGTGGTTCAGTCAGGCGACCTGATAGAGAGCGCGGGAGACGGAACCGCACGCACGCAGGCCGACGACATCGTCCGCAGCACCACCATCGGCAAGGTGTCGTCCACGCATCGCATCGCAGAGTACGACGACGGTTCGTACCTCGTCCCTTGTGTCCTCATGTGCGGGTGAACCATGCCTGATATCCCCACGCTGTACTGCGCTGAACCGCTGGACGTGCCTGCAAAGGTGTTCGACAAGTGGTGGGTGAGAGAAGTAGTTCTGTCATCCGTGACAGGTGGCGAGGCCGAAGCCCGCGTGACACTCGTCCGTTTCCGCACCACCGAGACCGGCGTGGAAGAGGCACCAGCCGAGCCGGTGCGGCTCCACGTGCGAGACCTGCTCGCTGGAGCGGAGGCCGACGCGGACCTCGCGGCGGCGGTGGGGGCGCTCATGAACTACGTCGCGAAGGTCGGGCAGCAAGAGGGCGTGGTGGCGGCGGGCGAGTGATGGAGTCCCTCGCGTTCCTTGTCGCGGCGATCGTAGCCACCGTGCTCATCCTCGGACTCGTCGCGGCCGTCCTTTCGGCGTGCGGATGGCGGGTCGCTGGAGGCGTCGTGGGCGTCCTCGCGATCGTGGCGAGCGGCTCGCTCGGCTGGCAAGTGCCGCAGGCGTGGGCCATCTGGCTGCCACCGCTCGTGGCAGGGGCGTGGGCATTCTGGCGATCCCGCGATCGGTAGGCGGCAACACGCTACAATGCCGCCATGCCTACAGCACTTATCACCGGGATCACCGGGCAGGACGGCTCCTATCTAGCAGAGTTCCTGCTCGCCAAGGGATACGACGTCCACGGCGTCGTCCGCCGCTCGAGCACGTTCGGCACGCAGCGGATCGAGCACGTCTTCGACTCGTTGCACCTGCACTACGGCGACGTCACCGACGGCGGCGCCCTCATGCGGATCGTCCGCGAAGTCGGGCCGAACGAAATCTACCACTTGGCGGCGCAGTCGCACGTTCGCGTCTCGTTCGACCAGCCGCACTACACGTCTGAAAGCGTGGCCCTCGGCACGCTCAACGTCCTCGAGGCCGCCCGATCGGTCCCCGGCTGCCGCGTCTACCAAGCGTCGTCGAGTGAGCAGTACGGCAATGCGTCGCCAGAGCCGCAGAACGAGACAACGCCGTTCAAGCCGCGATCCCCATACGGGTGCGCGAAGACCTTCGCCCACCACCTCACGGTCAACTACCGCGAGTCCTACGGCCTGCACGCCTCCTGCGGCATCCTGTTCAACCACGAGAGTCCACGCCGCGGCGAGACCTTCGTGACGCGGAAGATCACCCGTGCCGTCGGCCGGATCAAGCACGGCCTGCAAGAGAAACTCTTCCTCGGCAACATGGACGCCATGCGGGACTGGGGCTTCGCCGGCGACTACGTCGAGGCGATGTGGCTCATGCTCCAACAGGACGAGCCGGGCGACTACGTCATCGCCACCGGGAAGACGCAGACCGTCCGCGAGTTCTGCGAGGCCGCCTTCGCCGCGGCCGGCATGGACTACCGCGACTACGTCGAGATCGACCTCCGCTACTACCGACCGGCCGAGGTCGACTTCCTCCTCGGCGACGCCGCGAAGGCAGAGCGAGTCCTCGGCTGGCGGCCGGCGACGCAGCCCGACGAACTGGTCCGACTGATGGTCGAGGCTGATATCGAACTCGCGAGGCAGGAGTATGTCGTCGCTCAATCTCGCTGACTGCCGCGTGCTGGTCACCGGCGGGGCAGGGTTCCTCGGCCGCGTCGTATGCCGGCTGCTCGAGGAGCGCGGCTGCACGCAGGTGACCGTGCCGCGGCGTCGCGTGTGCGACCTGACCGACCCGCGGTCCACGGCGAGGCTGTTCGCCGCCTGCCGGCCGGACGTCGTCTTGCATCTGGCCGCGGAGGTCGGCGGCATCGGCGCCAATATGCGGACGCCGGGGCGGTTTACCTACGCGAACCTCGCGATGGGCCTGAACGTCGTCGAGTCAGCCCGCCTGCACGAGTGCCGCCGCACGGTCATCGTCGGGACGGTTTGCTCGTACCCGCTCTCACCGCCCGTGCCGTTCAAGGAGTCCGACCTATGGAACGGATACCCGGAGGCAACGAACGCTGGCTACGGCGTGGCGAAGAGAGCCGTCTACGAACTCCTGAAGCAGTACCACGCCCAGTACGGCATGGCAGGGTCAGTCGTGATCCCGACGAATCTGTACGGTCCCGGCGACAACTTCGACCCGGCCTCCAGCCACGTCATCCCAGCCATGATCCGGCGTTTCTGCTCGGCCGGCGACGTCACGCTCTGGGGGACCGGGTCGGCCAGTCGTGAGTTCCTCCACGTCGCCGACGCGGCCGAAGGGATTCTTCGTGCCGCCGAACGCATTGAGACGCCGGAGCCAGTCAACCTCGGAGGCGGCGGCGAGGTGACGATGCGAGACTTGGCCGAACTGATCGCCTGCGAGTGCGAGTACCACGGCACGACCCGCTGGGACTCGTCAAAGCCGGACGGCCAGCCGCGTCGTGCGGTCGATGCTTCGCGGGCACGCGAGGTGCTCGTGTGGGAGCCGCAGGTCACGCTGCGAGACGGGATCGCTGAGACCGTGGCGTGGTGGCGGGCGACGAGTGGGTGCGTCGTCTGATCGCCGACGTTCCGATCATATTTGAAATCAGTCGTTTTGCGCCGAGTTTCGCGTATGAGTGGTGGCGTGATATACGGAAGCGGCGGGTTACACGGACAGCAGAAACACAAGTTCTGTGGCTACTTGCTGCCATGCTCTGCGGGCGGCTCTGGCATCGGCATCCAATACTGCGGGCCGTCCACAGCGTTGTTCTCCCGGCAGACCTTGTAGGTGCCGACGCTGGTGTTGGGATACCACCAGCCCTCGCCCGCTGGGTCGATGGCTCCGATGTTGATGTCGAACCCGTCTTCCCACCATGCGTTTCGCACAATCCACACGCCTGCCGACCACCAGCCGACAAGGATGTCGGTGCCGTCCTTTGGTGCGGTTTCGATTGGCTGCCAGTTGTTGTCCATGTCTCCCTTTCTACGCTCACAGAACCAGCGGATGAAGCGGACGGCGAAGCCGCCGCTTATCCTGCGTGTTCTCAAAAACGACCCCGGCGGGTTCGGCGGGCCGCTTTATCGGTGCGGTGCCTGCCCGCCGGGATCGCTGTGCGATGTCGTTCTCACTGCACCGTTTCGCTGCCTTCTGGTGAACCGTTTCGCGTCCGCCACAGTAGCCTACGCAGCGCAATCGCTCGCGTCGCGCTTCTGCTGGCACTGGCCGCTTCGTTCGCAGCGACCTCATCAATAGCGGCACGCTCCTCGTCTGTGAGCCGCAGCCGCTCAATCTCATCCGCAGCCTCGTCCATGAGGTCGCTTGCTGGCGCCGCGTCCACTGCGTGCGTCCACCGTCGCAGGCGTGTCACGATGTCGCTCACGACACCCTCGGGATCAGTTCCGGCGCTGCCTGTGGCCTGACGATCCGCGGGTCGATGTACTTCCGCGTCGTCGCCGGGTCGGAGTGGTCGAGGAGCCGCTGGGCCGAGCCGCCGGCGGCCTCGTAGTAGGAGGCCGTCGTCCTTCGGATGCGGTGGAACTTGTCCCGCCGGCCATGCGGCAGGCCCGCACGCTCGAGGATGATCTCGAGCCGCCGCCAGAGGTAGGTCCGCGTCCGCGGCCACGGGAAGACGAGGTCGTCCTGCCCGCGTTCTCCACGAATCGCCTCAAGCGCCGCCAGAGTGTCCTCGCCGATCTCGCGGAGGATGTCGCGGCGGCGTCCCTTGCGGTCCTCGGCCACGAAGAGGACTGAGGAGCCTCGGACGGAACGCCATCGGAGGCTCGTCAGTGCAGTCGCACGCTCGGCCGTGTCGTAGGCCAGAAGAAGGAGCGCCCGCCACCAAAGGCCGCCGGGGATGCCGTCAAGCACCGTCTTCTCCTGACCAGCAGCGTCAAGCAGTCGCTGCATCTCGCCTGAGAACCACGCCTCCGGCACGCGGTCAGGCACGCGGATCGGCGGGTATTGGGGCCAGTGGTCGCAAAGTTTCCGCCTCGCGCTGAACTCGTGGAGTGCGCGGAGTTGGGCGCGGTCCTTCGCGGCCGTGGCGATCGCACGCTCCTTGGCACGGTTGGTCAAGTACCTCGCGACGGTCAGTTCGTCGAGGTCGTCCAGAGTCGCCTCTCGCCCAAGAAACGCCGAGAACGCACGAATCGTGAACTCGTAGTTCTCGGCGCTCCTTGGGCAGAGCGACCTGAGCGGCACGTAAAGATCGTGGAGTACAGATATGAGCGTGTGAGTCATGTTGCATCCTCACGGCGGAGGGTGCCAATTGGGGGTCACTCATGCAAGGGATGACAGCCTCGCCTGCGGGAAAACCTCCACCGAGGAAATCCGGCACGTCGGCCACCGCGGCGACTTCGCCCTAAGCCAGATTTCCTTTGCGAGAGACTTTGCGGATTCCGCTGACTCTGCGAACACGCGGAGTTCATCGGCGTCCTCAACCTCTCCGTCGATCCACGAGATCACCGCGATGTAGGCACGTTGCACCGGCATTTCTCGACTCCTTTCGCGTTTCAAGGTGGTGTCCAGCCGCCTCGGAGTTAGAGTGTTGCCGCCTCCATTGCATCTTGTCAACCGGAGTTTGCCAACCCCCTTCCCCGCCGTCAAAATCCACACAACCGGCAGCAGTTCGCCGCCGGACACGTATGAGGATGCGGCGATGGCTAGACGACTGACGGATAGCGAGATCAGGCAGGCGGTCAACCAAGCCGTCGGCCCGCACGAGGCCGCCGCCATCATGGGCCTGCACTGGTCCGTGCCGGCGAGGATGTTGTCGAAGGGCTGGCTTTCGGCCAGCGAGATGGAGGGCGCCGGCACTGGGCAGCGTGCGTTCGTCGTCTTCAACGGCTCCGAGTGCGACGCGAACTACCGCGAGTACGACGAGAGGGTGCAGGCACGCGGCGGCATGAATGACCGCCGGCCGCGGGCGTGGATTCACCTCCGTGAGCCGATGATCCGCAAACTCGCGGCGATCGACGAGCCGATCGCGTTCGGCGACGCCATCGGTGTCCGCGAGGCCGCCGGCATCCTCGGCGTCCACCCGTCGTTCGTACCACGGATGATCAAGGCCGGCGACATCGTCGGCCGCAGGCTCCACTCACGCGATCAAGTGCTCACGCGGCACAGGGCTGTCTACATCTGCTCGCGGAAGTCGTGCCTCGAAAACGCGAAGATCGTGAGGCAGCAGCAGCACGCCGGCGGGAAGGTCGGACGGCCGCGGGATTTCTCTTGACGGGCCGCCTAGCAGCCGCGTACTATGCCGCCCGCCAAGGAGGAGCGGCATGGACGGCCTGTGGTCGCATCAGCGCGACGCAATTCAATGGAGCGAGGACCGCACCGCGGTGCTGCTCCACCACGAGATGGGGTGCGGGAAGACCCGCACGGCCATCGAGATTCTGAAGCGCCGCATGGCTCGCGGCGATCGTGGCGGGTTCGCCGTACTCGTCTCTTGCCCAAAGGCCGTGATCGCGGCGTGGGTCAAGCAATGCGGACTCTGGTGGCCTGACGTCCGCGTCGTGCCGCTGACGAAGGGAACCTCGGCCCAGAAGGCCAAGCAGGTCGAGGCCGCGCTCGCCGACCGCACGCCCGTCGTGTTCGTCGTCAACTACGAGACCGCGTGGCGGATGCCGATCCTCGAGAAGACGCCGTGGTCGGCGATCGTCTGGGACGAGGTGCATCGGCTCAAGAGTCCTTCAGGAGCAGCGAGCCGCTGGGCGGCCCGGGTCTGCAAGAAGAACGCGGAGTCGCCGAAGATCGGATTGTCGGGGACGATGATCCCGCACTCCTTGATGGACTGCTACGGCATCTGGCGGGCCGTCGAGAGTCCAGAGTGCCCGACATTCGGCTCCCTGTACACGCTTCACAAGGCAAAGCACGCGATCATCGCCCCCGGGCAGAACTTTATCGTCGGCTACAAGAACATCGACGACGCTCACCGTCGCGTGGCAGCCACGACGCACCGTGCGGTCGCCGCTGATGTTCTAGACCTCCCACAAATACAATTCATCGACTTGCCGTGCGATCTGTCGCCGCAGGAAGCGAAGGTCTACCGCGAGATCGAGCGGGAGTTCTGTGCGGTCCTCGAGCAGGGGACGATCACGCCGGCGAACGCTCTCGTCCAACTGCTACGGCTGCAACAGGTTTGCGGTGGTGCTGTCACGTATGACGGCGAAAGCGTTGCAAAGCAGATTGTCGCGGACCCGGCCAAGGCCGGAGTCCTCGAGGATATGCTGGGGGATTCCCCCGCAGACGAGCCGTGGGTCGTGTTCTGTCGCTTCAGGAGCGACATCGTGGCGGCTCGGGCCGCGTGCGACCGGCTCAAGCGATCGTGGGGCGAACTCAGCGGATCGGCCGACGATCTCGCCGACTGGCAGGCCGGGAAGACGAACGTGCTCATCGTGCAGATTCAGTCGGGCGGCATCGGGATCGATCTGACACGGGCACGATTCGCGGTGTTCTTCTCGCTAGGCTACTCACTGGCTGAATACCTTCAGGCGGTTGCGCGCCTGCACCGCCCCGGGCAGGAACGCAAGGTGAGCGTTTGGCATCTGGTGGCGACGATCGACGGCCGATCCACGGTGGACGGCCGCGTCTACGAGGCTCTGAGGGATCGGAGGGAGGTATTAAGTGACATCATCGACGGCTACGAACGACGCGCCGGCACTGCAAACCGCGCTCGCTGAGATCACGGCAATCGACAAGCAGGTTGCCGCGCTGAACGACCAGATCGACGCGCTCAAGAAAAAACGCGACCACTACGAGTCGATCGCGATCGAGGAGTTTCAGGGACAACGGCTCGACGGAGTTCGAGCCGCAGGGAGGAGTTGGAGGATCGAGTGGACACACTCGTTCTCGGCGCCGGAGGCGCGAAGGGAGGCGGTGATGGAAGCCGCCCGATCCGCGGGACTGCTGGAGGCAGTGACGCAGATAAACACGGCAAGGCTCAAGGCTTTGCTGACCGAGAGGGCACGAGAGGCTGGGACGGACCCCAGCCTGCCTTACTCGGCTGGGACGGAGTTCGATGGAGTCGTCGGCGAGTTCGTCTCGCCGAAACTGCGTCACACGACGGTCGGGTGACGCAGCGGTTGATGGTCTGATCTACACGACAGGAGTATGCCACACATGGCTACGACAGCGATTGCGACGGCGACCACCGAGGTTGCCTACCCGTGCCTCCAGCCGAACAGTCGGCAGGCACGCATCATCCAGAGCAATCTGGATGGTGAGCAGATGAGGGAGATGGATTTGGTCCGCGTCAAGACGCCGCTGGGCGGGTCGACGACGTGGCAGATCGATGTCGACGGGAACACCGAGAGCACCGATGAACTGAAGGGACTGCTCGTCGGCGAGGGGAAGCGCGGCTACCTGTGGCCGTCGCTCGACCCCAGCGAGCAGCGTCCGATCCTCGAGTCGCGCGACCTCATCGTCGCTCGACGTCTCTCGGACGATCTCGGCAGTGAGATTTCGCCGGCGGCGCTGGAGAAGTATCGCATCGGCGATCGTCTCTACGACTGGGCGGCGATCTCGATCTCCCCGGAGTTCGGGTTCGGCTCGTCGAAGGGCGGGGCCAAGCGGGTGAAGGAGAGTCGCATCCTCGCGATTCTGCGTCAGGGCGACGTCTGGCCGGTCCTCGTGACTGTCGGCCCCGGGTCGCTGCCGTCGTGGCTGCCGTTCAGGAAGCGGTTGACGTCCTTCCACTACGAGTGCGTGATCGGACTCAAGTTGCAGAAGGCCAAGGGTGCCGGTGGTCAGCCGTACTCCCAGATCGTGCCTCGCACGGTCGGCACGATCTCCGAGGAGGAGGGCGAGGTCGCTCGCCGGCTCTACACCGAGCCGCTGACGCGGATGTTCTCCACGTTCGGCGGAGGCGCCGTGTCGGCCGAGGTGGTCGACAGCGACGAGTAGTGCATCCCGCCGGGCCGGCGGCGCACTCGTCGTCATCGTCGCGACGAGCCGGCCGCCCAGCCGGCGGTGGCGTCGTAACCGCACGGCAGTCTGACCGCGCCTCTGGTGTCGTATTCCACCACGCCGGCGGGCGAACCTTGCCCGTCGCCCCGATCGAGAGGTCGGGGCGACGGGGGGTTTCGGCTGAAACACTAGCAACGCAAAGGAGATGAATATGAAAGCCAAATTCAACTGGAACACACAGCGCATATGGAACGCTGATGGCGACGACGTACCTCTTACGGCAGACCACCTTGGCCTCGGATACGGTGTTCAATTGCACAACGATGTCACTGAAGTGGCAACCGTTACCGGAAACCTAGAGCGCGCGCTGTGCCGCTGGATCGAAAAGGCCGACTTTGTGTTTTGCTGCTTTGCGTGGCTGACGAATCACAGAGTGTTGGACGCAATGGCAGCGCTGGAGCACGGCTGTTCGGTCGTGGTGCAAAAGGAAGACTTTTTGAGGCCAGACACAGGCCACAACTCGAAGTCTGATCGAATGCTTCGAGAGAAGTACGCGAAGTTAAAAACGCAGTGGAGGCTTGACCTTCCGGGGATTGCTGGAAGTTTGTCTGTTGGCGGAGGAGGGGACGGAGATGCTGTTAGGTGTGCTGGAGTTTCAAATAACGACAGGCGTCAGGCGGCGCCGAGGATGCACCACAAGTTTGCGGTCGCCTGCACGGTCTCCATGAAGACGCACTACGAGCACGAGTACCCGGAGTTCAGCCCGTACTCAACTTGGACTGGGTCTTTCAACCCAACAATAAACGGAACGATGAGCCGCGAGAACGCTGTTGTGATTGAGTCAAAAACTGTCTCGCAGTTTTACTTGGAAGAATGGCAAAAAGTGTTTGCGATGAGTGAGCCACTTGACTGGTCGTCTGAGTGGTGTTCGCCAGAGTGGAGGATCGGAACTTAGCAAGCAAGAAAACGGCTACGACGGGCATCTGCATTTTCGCTAACGGAGTCGCGATATGGCATTTGAGTTTGACTTCAACCACGCATTCAAGTGGTGTGCGATCTACATCTCGAAGGGCTTGCGCATCGTCAGGCTGCACGGCATCTGGCCGGACGGTCGCTGCACATGTGGCGACCCGGAGTGCCGCGTCGGCGGATCGAAGCAGCGGAACTGCGGAAAGCACCCGGTCGGCACTGAATGGGGCGACAGGTGGGCGAGGTCGGAGGATGACCTGCTCGCGTGGTGCGACGGCGTGCCGTTCAACGTCGGGGTCGTGCTCGGCAAGGAAGGCGGCGTCATCGACAACGAGGACGACTCGCCGGAGGCGACGGCGTTCCGCGAGTCGCTCGGCCTGCACGAACTGATCACGCCTTCGTGGACGAGCGGCAAGTCGACGCACCAACTTACGCGGTGGCACGACTCGCTCGAAAAGTGCGGTGGCGTCCAGAAGCCCGGCGGCCTCGAGTGCCGGCTGGGCGCCGGCGGCCGGCAGATTCAGAGCGTGCTGCCCCCGTCGTGGCACTGGAGCGGCGTGCAGTACCGCTGGAGGCCGGACCTGTCACTCGACGAGGTCGAGGTCGCCGACACGCCGAGGGCGCTGCTCGTGCAGATATGCAACGCAGCGGAGGCCGGAGGCGGCGCAAACTCAGGCGGCCACAAATACCAAGGCCCGCTCGTGTTCCGCGAGGTTCACGACGGCGAGGGGCGGCACGGCGCCCTGCTCATGTGGGCGTGGAACAAGATCGTCAACGATCGCTTCCCGCTCGCGCCCGAGCGGCGTGCGGTGCTGACGCAGGAGATTCTGGACGCGAACGAGAAGTACATCAAGCCGCAGAAGACGAGGGACGAGGCTCTCCAGATCATCAACTCCTGCTTCGAGCACTACCGCAAAAAGCAGGAGGCGGGCTGGAGTCCGACGCCGACGGACATCACGCAGGAGGCCATTGAGTCCGAGACGGTCAAACTCGAGGAAACCATCAACCCGGAGGAGGCCGTGGCGGTCGTCGGCCTTGAGGCCCACGGGCTAGAGCCGTACCAAGTCGGCGAGATTCGCGCCTACCGCGTCGGATCGTGGAGCATCGAGATGATCAAGGGTGACCCGGTCGAGATCGTGCTGGTCGTGCCGCAGTGGAAGCCGACCCCGTGCGGCGGGCGGGTCAACATGACGCTCGACACGTTCCGGTCGGCCGCCAAGGTCGCATCCACCGTGTTCAATGCGACGCACCGCGTGATCCTCGACGGTGACTCCAAGAAGTGGGTCGCAACGTGGAAGGGAATGGACGCCAGCAAGAAGACCGGCGGCGTCAGCATCCCCGGGATCATGGAGCAACTGATGGCCCGCAAAAAGCGCGAGCACGACATCCAAGTTGGCAGCGCGAGCAAGCGGTACGCCGAGTTGGCCGGCTACATCCTGAAGGCGTTCAGGCGGGCGACGACGCCTAAGGACGAGGAGCGGCCGGAGCCGAACGAGTCAGGTCGGCCGTGCTGGGTGGCGCCGGACGAACTCTGGTTCCAGTGGGGGAAGGTCTGGGAGGAGATCAGCAGCGCCCACGACGTCGCTGTCGGCGAGAAGAACAAGATTCGCAACAGGCTGCTCGAGATCATGCACGCCAAAGACCTGATCCACAAACGGCACCGATTCCCGTCCGGCAGGCTCGAATACGTCGTTTTCACCCGAGAGTGGGTGGCTGCTCTCGAGTTGCTGGCGTCCGGGGACGATGGACGCCCTGTAAAGGGGGAAATCGATTTGGTTTTTCCGAAAACTGAAAATCATTCACCGTCCACCGTCCACGACACGGAAGCCGTTGTGGCATAAGGGTTTAAGGTGGACGGAAAACCCATCTTAACAAGCGTCCAGAGCGTCCAAATCACGAAAAGGGGCTGAAATGTTGCAGTGTTTGAGGGCAATTGGCGGCGCCGGGACCGGGAAGACCGCCTTGATGAAGCAGACGGCTGAGAAGGCGCTGGAGAGGCCGGAGACTGGTGGGAACCCGTTCTCGCTCGGTTTCTCGTCGCTCACGCGGGCTGCCCGTCTGGAGGCCGCCATGCGTTGTGGGACGGCTTGGGGGGTGCCCCCGGAGGAATTGATGCAGCATGGGTGGTTCAGGACCGCCCACTCGGTCTGCTACCGGCAGTTGGGGGTGAGCCGCGGGGAGATGATCGCCGGCGGGAAGGAAGACGAGAAGTGGGTCAGCGAGGCCATCGGCAGCGACGTCGCGTTCGCGATTGACGAGGACGAGGATGGTGGCGTGGCGGTCTATCAGGGCGATCCGGTCGCGGCTGCGGCCCTGAACTACTGGTCGCTGGCGAGGAACGTCTGCCGGCCGCTGCGCGAGATCGTGGAGGCCGACCAAGACCCGACAGCCCCGGATGCCGGCGAGGTGATCAAGCGGATCACCATGTACGAGCAAGCCAAGCGGCTGGAGGGACGGTCGGACTTCACGGACCTCCTGAGCAGGTTCGTCGGGCTGCGGTTCGACCCGGAAGACGGCCCAATCGAGGTGGCGCCGGAGGGGTCGGTGCCTGACGAGGTTGTCGGGTGGATTTTCGACGAGGCTCAGGATTCCAGCCGCCTGCTCGACCTCGCGTGCCGGAGGCTCGTGACGGGCGATGCGTGCCGCTGGGCATGGCTCGTCGGAGACCCATATCAAGTTCTGTTCTCGTGGGCTGGGGCGGCTGCGGAGCACTTCATGGGGTGGGAAGTCACGAAGCAGCACATCATGCCGAAGTCGTTCCGATGCCCGAAGCCGATCATGCAACTCGGCGAGCGGTGCCTTCAGCGTCTGCCGGACTACTGGGATCGGGGGATCGCCCCGGCCGACCACGACGGCGAGGTTGTCGAGAGCGAGAACTTTGAGGACGACCTGTCGGACCTCCGGCCGGACGAAGACACGCTTGTGATCGCCCGCACGAATCGCAACGTGTCGAAGATCAGGGCGATCCTCGAGGACATCGGCGTGCCGTTTCGCTACGTCAAGCAGCGGAGAGAGGGCGTCGGGTGCAAGGAACTGGGCATGGCCGGTCTCTGGCGGCTCCAGCACGGCGAGGGCATCAGCGGCGAAGCGTGGGGGAGAATAACCGAGATTCTGCCGTCGAAGACCACGGACGGGATGGAGTGGCTGACGCGAGGCAGCAAGTCGGCGTGGAAGAAAGGGCTGTCGGAGCAGTACGACCGCGTCTACCCGGAGGACTTGCCGGCCCTCGGCGCCTCGCCGCAGTTGTGCGAGGCGGTTGCCAGCGGCAAATGGGCTGGCCTGCCGGACGGCGGCACGAAGTGGGTGCGTGCTGCGAAGAAGTGGGGCGTCGAGGCCGTCAGCGAGCCGAAGATTCGGATTGGCACGATCCACTCGTCCAAGGGCATGGAGGCTTCCAAGGTCATCGTGTTGAGCAGCGTTTCGCAGAGAACGCGAGTCGCCGAGGAAGACGACGAGAAGAAGTTCGCCGAGGAGCGGCGGATCGAGTACGTGGCCTGCACACGAGCGAAGCACAAGTTGGTCGTGGCGCACGACCCAAGGGCGAAGTACCGCATGGAGTTACCACTATGACCACTGATCTACTGTTCGACATAACCACCGACGCGACGGCGGCCCCGGAGGACGTCAAGAAAAAGACGCAGAGGCGGAAGAAGGCCGCCGCCGTCGTGGTCGAGGCACCAGCGCCGACTGGGCCGTCGTGGAGCGTCCTGCCAGCCATGCTCGGCAAACTCGACGGGCACTACGAGTGCTGCGACGAGGCGTGCGGGGCTGATGCCCTCGACATCGTCGACGAGCGGGACCGGATGTGGCTTCTTGAGTGCTGTTTTTGCGGCACCCGATTCTGGGAGCGTGCGGTCGCCGGCGTCCTCGAGCAGCCGGCGGGGGAAGAATTCCGGCTTCGTGGCGGCCGGTTCGACGGCCTCACGTTCGCCGAGGTGCTGACGAGGCCGCACGGGGCGGAATACATCGCGTGGGCCGCTGCCGAGCACCCTCGCAAAGCGGTGAAGGATGCCGCGAAAACATGGCTTGCAGAGAATCCGGCAGCCTGCTAGGCTTCCGACCGACACAAACGAGGAAGGAGCCTCAAGTGCTGTGCCTGACCAGACGAATTGGCGAGCGGATATTGATCGGCAAGGACGTCGTCATCGAGGTGCGCGGCGTGGAGCAAGGCCGCGTCCGCATCGGCGTCATCGCCCCGCTGGACACGACCGTCCTCCGCGAGGAGTTGGTCGCGCCGAAGCCCGCCGTCGCGGAGAAGCCGTGATGGACGTCTGGGCGAACGTCTTCTTGATCCTCGTGGCGGCAGGAGCCGCCACCTACCTGAGCCTCCTGCGATACATGGAGTGACGTCATGCCGAAGGAAGTGGCACCAGCAGCCCTCGTGATCGACGAAGACCAGTTCGTCCTCCAGTGCATCGAGGATGAATGCACGAGGCCATACGTCGACCTGCGCATCGACACGATCCCGCCGCGTGAAGGAGACCTCGATTTCAGCGAGCGCGTCGACCTGCTCAGGCAGACCGCCGCGTGGCTCGTGAAGGCCGCTGATTGGCTCGAGAAGAAGCAGCGATGTATTTGAACGCGGACATCCCTCCGTTCTGGGCGTGGCTCGACTCGGGCTTCCTGCACGATTCGTTGCCCACCGGCGAGGACGGCCTGTTGGTCGAGGTCTTCGGCGTGACCAGCATTCCGAGGCGGTGCCTCATGTTCTCCGTGATGAGCGAGATGGGCAGCCAGCACGCGAGGGTGCCGATCCACTACCTGCGGATGGACGTGCCGGAATCGATTCGGCGTGATCACCCGCTGGACTGGCTGCAATTGTGGGACTGCTTCTCGCCCTACTTCAGCGTCGTCAGGCACGACTATCTGAAGAACGCCAGATGCACGGTCGTCATGAAGGACAAGTCGACCGAGAGCGGTCGGTATCTCTTCACGATCGACTGGTGCCACGGGCCGGATCACCAGACCGGCTACGCGGAGATGGCCGCCGGCCACAAGTGCGGACACGTCGTCGCTCTCGACTGCGGCAGGCTGGCCTGCCAGCCAAACAACCGCGTCGTCTGGCACGACGGCGGTGCGTTCATCGGCAAGTCGCTCTCCGGCCACGAGCGGTGGGAGGTCTTCCCGCGTGAGTTCTCCTGCGAGGCCGCCGGGTGGAAGTGGACCGCCGGCGAGGACGAACTGATGTACTACCAGTTTGAGCGGAGGGACGCATGAGGCCGACGCTCGCATTCGCCGCAATCGCGTCGGCCGCAGCCGCCGGCACGATCGACGACTCCGTGCCTGACTCCGTCTACGTGAAGTACGGCGCCTCGTTCGCTCCCTACGTGCGGAAGTGCGAGGTCGTCGAGCCGTCGGGACGTCTGGCGATCGGCACCTGCGTCGTGTTCGCTCCGCATCTGGCGATGACCGCGGCCCACGTTGTCAACGAGGCCATGACGGTGGCGGTCGGCGGCAACCCGGTCACGACCGTGTTCGTCCACCCGAAGTTCGACGAGGCGAACATCGGGTGGCACGACCTTGCGATCCTGCGGTGCAAAGGGGATTTCGGCCTCGACCACTACCCGTGCTATGCGACCGAAGCGGACAACGAAGGCACCGTGTGCTCGCTGGCCGGCTACGGTGCGACCGGGCCGATCTCCGGTGGGTACTCGCGATCCGACGGCCTCTTGCGGGCCGGCACGAACACGATCAAAAGGCGCGAGCGGACGCTGCTGATCTGCGGGATCAACAGGCGGTCGAGTTCCCGTGAGTTCGGCATCGCCCCGGGCGACTCCGGCGGCCCGCTCTTCACTGGCTCCGGCTCTGACGCCCGGATCGCCGGCATTCACTCGTTCACGATGCGCGACGGCACAGGCCCGCTCCGCAGCCGCGAGGGCGAGGAGAGCGCGCACACCGACGTGTCGCTGTTCTCGGAGTGGATCGAGCAGGTGAGGGGGATGGTGGAGTGAGCACCCTCGAAAACCTCGCCGAACTCAACCCAGACGCCCTCCTCGCCGACGGCCTTGAAGCGGCTCTCGTGGGTTACACGGTGAACCACCACCACCCGCACGTCGCGGTCTACGACATCGACAAGTGCGTTGACGTTCTGGTCGAGCGCGACGGCATGACGCCGGAGGACGCCGAGGAGTACCTGTCGTTCAACACGCTCGGTGCGTATGTGGGCGAGAACGGGCCGCTGTATGTGAGGTTTGGGAAGTAAGTCATCAACAAGTGGGGAAAACCATGACCGCCGCGATCGAGATCGAGTGTGAGATCGAGGAAGAACTGCGCGACCTGTATGCCGGAGTCACCGTGCAGATCATGCGGATCACTCCTGCAATCGCTCGACAGATGCTTGAGCGAAACAAGAAGAACCGCCCGCTGAACACGCTCCACGTCAAAAACATGAAGGATATGTTTCTGGCCGGCGACATGATTCTCAACGGCGAGACGATCATCTTTGACGTCGACGGCAATATGCTGAACGGACAGCATCGCCTGCACGGCTGCGTGGAATCGGGAGTCGCATGGGACGCGATCGTCGTCCGAGGCATCGACCCGGATGCTTTCAGGACGCTCGACAGTGGCAAGAAGCGGACGACCGGCGACACGCTGGCATTGTGCGGCGAGGTTCACACGAGCCAGTTGAGCGCCGCTGCGCAGGCTCTCCTGTCATTCATCGACTTCGGGGGCGTCTTGCGCCACACGACGTCAGGGGCGAGAAAGGCCACGGCTCCGGCGGTGCAGCGCGTGCTGGAGGCTCATCCAGAACTGAGAAGGAGCGTTCAGGTCATGAGCAGGACGAGGCTCTACAACAACCAGTACGGCTACGTGCTGCACTACCTGTTCTCGCGGGTGAACGCGAAGTTGGCGGACGAGTTCGCCGAGGTGCTCGCGTCGGGGCACACGGACATCGGACGGCCTTTCGTCAGGCTCCGCGAGACGCTGATCGAGCACGGGCCGAGGACTGACCTGCGACGCAAGAACGCGGCGAAAGCCATCAAGGCGTTCAACGCCGAACTGAACGGCGACCGTCCGAAGATGTTCAAGTTCAGCGAGATCGAGGATTTCCCAGAGATCGACGGGCTGGACTACGAAGCGATCGCGGAAAGCGTGTAGTCATGGGCCTCGCCGTCAACACGCCTCGCGGGCAGCAGACACTCAAAGACCTCGCTCGCGCTGTCGCTATGTGGGAGAAAGCCTACCCCGGCTGGCGGTTGTTAATGTGTCCTGAGAACAAGGGGTCAAAGATAGACGGATTTCTGATCTCGCCTGCCGGCGTCGTGTCCGCTGGGGTCGAAGCGAAATGTCGATACAACCTCACTCTTGAGAAATTCCGCACGGTGTTCAAGAACGAGTGGCTTGTCACGATGCGGAAGATCACGACCGCGAGAGACGTGTGCGGGTCGCTGTGCATTCCTCTGTATGGGTTTTGCTACCTCGTGGACTCGCGGGTGCTGATGTTGCAGAAGATCGTGGACAAAGAAGGAGACTTCTGCGTGCCGTTTCGATGCGACCGGACGACGACGCAGGAGACGGTCAACGGCGGCGAGGTGGAACGCGCAAACGCTTTCATCAAGATGGACGACTGCACGCTGGTGAGAGACGAATGGCCGTACACGAATGCCACACAACCGCGACTCTTCGAGCCATGAAATGCACTGTCTAATCCACCCAGCGACACAACTCCCAGAGCACGCCGCGGAGTGGCTGCGCGACCGCCTCACGAAGCCGGGCAGCGACTTCCAGAGGAAGTTGGGCGCGTGGCTCCGCGGGCTGAAGCCGGAGGAGGCCGACGGGCACATTGCGATCGCGAGCGACCAAGGCGAGATCGTCGGGTGGTGCCGGACTGAGTCGTGGACCGAACGGACGAACCCTGTCTTCCTCGACCAAGGCGGGCCGCCGCATTGTTGGGAGACGACGCAACACGACACGCTCGAGGCGTTCGTGGCGCCGGAGTATCGGCACCGCGGCATCGCCGCGTGGTGTGCAGCCGGCCTCGCGTCGGCACTACTCACTGAAAAAGGTGCGAACGTCGCCGTCTTCCACCCGCACATGATGCTCGTGGCACGGCGGGCTTGCCTGCATCCGACCCTTTTTCAGAAGAAGGGCTACGAATGGGCGCGGGCATGACCGAGGACGAGCGGCTCGACCTCATGCGGCGGATGCTTGCCGCCCAGAGGACGATCCGCTCGCTCATGGACTACCTCGACGGCGTCGCCGGCGAATGCGACGACGACGACCAGAAGGGCATGGCGTTCTCCATCTACATGATCCGCGAGGCGCTCGCCGTCTACTCCCTCGAGATGGTCGCGTACACCCGCAAGCATCTGGGGGACGACTGATGCCGTCCGCGAGTCTGCACTTCCGACTGCCGGAGGACGAGAAGGATTTCGAGGTCGCCCAGAACGGCCACAAGTACCAGAGCGTGCTCCGCCGCGTGGCGTCGTGGCTCAGGAACAAGGCGAAGTACGGCACCGACGGCGTCGAGTTCTACGACGAGGTCCGGCAGGAGTTGTTCACGATCGCCAACGAGGTCGGAGTGGACATCGAATGATCGATCTGCACGCCGAAATCCAGCGGCTCCTCTCGCTCTGCCGGCACTACGAGTTGCAGTGGCACCGGGCCACGGCGGGGGCCGCGAGCGCGAACAAGGCCATCCGCCGGCTGCAAGCCAAGTGCCATCGCCTCGAGGACACGAACACGCTCCTGTCTGCCGAGGTCGAGAAGTTGCGGCACGAGTCGCACGAGACGGAAAAGAAGATCGCCCGCCTGAGCCTGCGGATACTCGAGTTGTGGGGCGGCCGGTGAAGCAACCGCGAATCCGCCGCGTTCCGCTGGCGGTCGTCGACCACGAGAAACTGCTGGCGATCTGGGGGACCGACGCGCTCAACGAGGACATCTGCACCGCGCTCGGCGTGTCGGCCTACGTGCTCGACCGCATCAAGCGTGATCTCAGGCTGCCGCGGCGGTCGTCGCGGAAGCCGTGGCACAACCCCGGCAAGGGGAAGCGGAACAGAGACCCGGAGCCGGAACTTGACCCGGAGGAGGTTCAGCACCGCATGGCGAAGGTTCAGGCGACGTGGACGGATGAGATGTTCGTCCTCCGTTCGATCGGTCGTGTCCGGCCGCTGCCGTATCACTTTCCTGTCTACACCCTTGGGAGACTTCGTTGATCGACGAGTTGATGCTGCGGCGGCTCTGGGCGACGTGCTCGAATATGCAGTTGGCGAAAACACTGGGCGTATCGGCGGCGACGGTGACACGGCGTGCCAAGGCGCTCGGCCTGCCGCCGCGGCGTATGTCTGTCTGGTCGCGGCAGCCGGACCCGTCGGAGGATGAGATCGCGGCCGGGGCAGAGGCGGCACAGGAGCGGTGGTCGAAGAAGAAGCGGCAGTCACGGGGGGGCGTCCGGCCGGTCGTCGTGAAAACACACAGATTTCACTAGGCGCACAATGCGGCAAGCGGATACAATCAGGCCATGCGACGCGAGCCTCTGGAGAGGACGATCGTCGCCAAGGTCATGGCGCAAGCGCGGTCCTTGGGCTGGTGGGTCATGAAGACTCACGGAGGCTCATATGGAACCGTTGTCGGCCTACCTGACGTTCTCGCGATCAAGGACGGTCGTGCCGCGTGGATCGAGGTCAAACGACCGGGATGCGATCCGACCCGCGTGCAACTTCACCGCCAGCGTGAACTGGCCTCCTTCGGGTGCGCCGTGACGACGGTCACGAGCGCGGCCGACGCGCGGCACTTTCTGGAGAGCCTCCAGTGATCTCATTCGGCGCCGCCATCGTCGGGCAGGAGGAGGCCGCCGCCGTGGCCTCGGTGCTGGCCTCCGGCCGGCTGACCCGCGGCCCAGTGTGCGATGCCGCCGACGCCGCGATGGAGGCCATCACCGGCCAGCCGTGCCACGTCGTGTCGAGCGGTACGGCCGCGCTCCACCTAGCCCTCCTCGCAGCCGGCGTGGGGCGTGGCGACGAGGTGATCGTGCCGGCGACCAGTTTCGTGGCGACGGCCAACGCGGTCCTGTACTGCGGCGCGAAGCCCGTGTTCGTCGGCATCGACGACCGAATGTGGACGATCGAGCCGGGATTTCTGACAGGCGCCGTGACGCCGAAGACGAAGGCGGTCATCACGGTCAACCTCTACGGCACGCCGCCGCCGTCGCTCGAGCAGTGGCGGCACGACCACTACCTTGCGACGGGCCGGCGCATCGTCCTCATCGAGGACAACGCCGAGGGTCTGGGGGCGCTTCGCTCCGGCGTGCCAGCCGTCTCCGACATGACGACGTACTCCTTCTACGGCTCGAAGACCGTGACCTGCGGAGAAGGCGGGGCCGTGGGCTGGCGCGATCCGCTGCACGGGGAGCGGGTCCGGCACATGGCCGGTCAGGCCCAGACCCGCGAGCGGTACGTGCATGACGCGGCGGGCACGAACTACCGGATGACCGAGTTGCAGGCCGCCGTGCTGGTCGAGCAACTCAAGAAACTGGACTCGTTTTTGTTGCAGCGGAGGATGCTCTTCCGCTGGTACGGCGAGTTCCTGCCGGCCGGCGTCGTGCCGCAGGCGACGCACCCGAACGACACGAGCGGGTACTGGGCATACGCGGTGCGGAAGAGCGGGATGCCGGCCGCCGCCGTGATCCGCCGGATGGCTCAGGCCGGAGTCGAGACGCGGCCCGCGTTCCCGCCGATGAACACGCACCGCCACATGAGGACGTTCCGCACCGTGGGCGGGTGCGCGGCGCACCGGCTCCACGGTGAGGGCATCGTCCTGCCGACGCACTGCGGCCTCACGAAGGACGACGTGAAGACCGTGTGCGAGGTGCTCGAGAGGTGCTCGGCATGACGACCATCGGCATCTCTGCGTGGATGGGCGACGTCGGGAAGCATTTCGTCCGGCGGACCAGCCACCTCTTGGACAAGGCCGGCGTGTCCGGCTGGGTATGGGTCGTCCGGCCGACGAACGACGCCACCGAGAAGATGCTGCGGTTCGTGATCGAAAACTCGCCGGTGCCGGTGATTTTGATCGTCGAGCCTTGGGACAAACCGGCCGACCGCCTGCTCGCCTGCTCGCTCGTGGGTGACGTCGCGATCAACGCCGCGCTCATGCACGGGGCCGGGCGTGTGCTCATCCACGAGAGCGACCTGATCTCGCCGCCGGACGTGGTGCAGCGGCTGGCCGACGTCCTCGATGGCGACGAGAAGCGTGCCGTCGCCGGCGGGTGGCCGTGTCTCGCGAGCGTCGGCATGGACCGCTCGCTCGACCTGTGCGACGGAGCGCTCCGGCTCGGCGAGCACCTCCAGTTGCACCTGAACGGAGGCCCGGCGCCGCTGCCGTTCTTCTACGACACATGGGGGTATAGGCACGATGGCGTGCGATTCACTTCGGTGCCACCGTACTCGCCGTGCTATTCGACGGAGCCGTTCCGCCTCGACACGGTGGGGAGCGTCGCGCTCATCAAAGGTGAGTACCTGCGATGCGGCGCCCGGATGGAGAACGAGGGATTCGTCGGTCTATGCGACCGAATACGACAACTGGGAGGGGAGATATGGTGCGATCCGCGACTGATCATCAACCAACCGATCGAACTATGGACGTTTCAAAACAACTGATCCGCCCGGAGGACTTCTGGCCGGTGGACCCTGTCTACGAGGAGTCCTACCGCACCGCCGTCGCCATCGGCCGCGGGGCGGCGAAGGAACTCGACGCGGCGATCGTGATGATCGCGAGAAACGCCCGGCCTGAGATCGAGAACACGCTGCGATTGGTCGAGGAGGTGCGAAAGGGTTTCAACGACTCGAGCGTCTACGTGTTCGAGAACGACTCGGTCGACGGCACCGACGGGCTGCTCGATGACTACGCCCGTGCGACGTTCGGTGTGACGGTCGACCACGAGACGCTGGGCGGCGAGGACATCCGCGGGTTCGGGGCCGACCGCACGAATCGCCTCGCCTACTGCCGCAACGAGTGCCTGCGGTACGTCCGCGACGAGGCGCCGAAGACGGCGTGGACGATCGTGCTCGACTGCGACCCTGCCGGCGGGTTCAGCGTCGACGGAGTCTTCAATTCGATCGGGTGGCTGGGGCGGCTCTCGAGCCGGCACGACGCCCTTCAGGCCGGCGGCATGGCGTCCTACTCGGTCATGCGGCACCAGCACGGACGCGGCGTCGCGAAGGTGCTGGGCTACGACGCATGGGCGGCCCGGCTCAACGACTGGCGAGACCGCCGCGAGGAGGTCGGCATGGAGTGGTTTCACTTTCTCCTGCCGCCGGTCGGGTCGCACCCGATCTCGCTGTACTCGGCGTTCGGCGGCCTCGCCGTGTACTGGACCGAGGCGTTCCTGCACGGCGGCTACGTCGGCGGGGACTGCGAGCACGTCGCCCACCATCGTGCGATGCGTGAGGCGGGCTACCAGATGTACCTGAACCCCGGCTGCCGCTATGTGGCTATCTGAGCATGGTCGGATCACCACGACGCAGGATGACGCCGGAGGAGTTGGCGGCCTCGAAGGCGGCGGCCAATCTCAAGAGGCGCCTGCGCATGCTCTGGTCGGGCGACTCGACGATCGAGGAGATTGCAGACGAGTTGGCGATGGCACCTGCCGAGATCGATGCCCTCGCCGTGTCGATGGGCCTCGGCGAGCGGCCCGAGGTCGACCTGTACGAGCCTGACGAGAAAACGATCCGTGCGGCTTGTGCGAAGATTCGTGCTGGCTGGACTCCCGATGAGCGGGAGTCACGGCTGGTCGGCCCCCCGCGTGGTAGACTGGAGTAGACCACAGGAGGCGACAACAGTGACCGAGGTGCGCCTGCTGCTGACGCAGAAATCCGCGACGCTCGTGCTGACCGTCGGCTCGAACGTCGTGGAGCAGGAAACGTGGAAGTTCGATACCCCGGCCCCGCGGCGTGAACTGCGGGACATCGGGGAATGCGTGTTCAACGACTGCTACGACTTAATGAACTACGCGACGCATGGCGCAGCCGGATGAACAACTCGACGAGCGGGACTTCGTCGCAAGGGGTGGCGATGACTCGCCGCCTCTCATGGCGAAGGTTTCGGACCCGCCGCCCGTTCACTGGGGCGCGCTAACCAGCACGCCGCGGACGCTTTCGCCCGCATATATCCGGTTCTTGTACGGAGCAAGGGAGGCTCGCGATGGAAAATGACGAGGAAATCTACGGTGCCGGGTTCCCGCTGCTCGACCGCCTAAAACTGCTCGCGGAGTGGGCGCCGCTCCTCGCGCAACTCCAGATCATCGGCAGTGCGCAGTCGCCGCACGAGCAGGCCGTGGCGATCGTGAAGACGCTCCAGTGGGCCGCCGGCAAGAGCACGACGTCGCTCGACGACGAGACGCTCCGGCACGTCGAGGCGGTCCTGCGGACCAAGGAAGGCAAGGAAGCCTTCGACTGGGCCTACGCCAAGATCGCCGGAGGGATCGAATGACGACGATGCAGTACATCGCCGTGGCGATCGCGGTGGCCGTGGCAATCTGGCCGCAGATCATGGCGCTCGGAGAGAGCGTCATCGGGTGGATCGGCTCGGATGACGGCGACCATGACCCGGCGGCGCTCGTCGGGCCTTCCTACAAGGAGGCGATCGTCGCACTCGCGAACGTGAGGCTGCGTCTGCGGGCGACCGGCACGCTGGACGACGACCGCAAGAAGGCGATCGACGTCCTCACCCTCGGCCTCGTGGACGGGTCCGACAAATGAAACTTGCCATCCCGATGAGGATCGTCGTGGCCGTCGTGATCCTGTTTTTTGCGTGGAAGGGTTCTATCCTCGACCTCGCGTGGCCGCCTGCGGACGTGCCTGACTCCGCCGTGACGAAGCCGGAGGCCGCTCTGCTCAAGTGGGCGGAGCCGCTGGTTCCGATCCTGCCGCAGATGATGCCGGCCGACCGCCTGTACCTCGCGCAACTCTACGACGCGATGAGTTACGTGCTCCTCCGCGACGGCCAGCGCGATCGCCCGATCATCTCCACGACCGACCAGTTCGCGGCGTTCCATGCGAACTCCCTGCGGCTGTCGATCGACAAGCAAAACGTCGGCAAGTATCCCGGCCTCGACAAGGCGATCGACCTCGTGTTCGTCAACGCGAACGGGCCGGAGTCGAAGCCGGTCACGGCGGACTCCCGTGCGAAACTGATTGCGGCGTGCCAAGCGCTCTCATGGTCGTTCGGGATACGCCGCGATGAGTGACTTCGACCCGGTCATCGACTATGACCGCGGGATGCGCGGCGCGTGGATCGACCCACGCGAAGACGAACTAGCCGTCGACTCGATCATCCGCCACGGCGGCGACCCGGACGGCGACCACATCGCGCACGAGTGGGAGTTTGCAGGCAAGGGCAAAGGACTCCTGATCGCACGGTGGGAGGACGTCCTGCGGACGTGGCCCGGGTGCTGGCCGGGGCCGCCTCAAGGAACGTCAGACTGTGTCGCTTGGGCGCTCAATCGCAGCGCGCTTCTGACGTGGACGACCGAACTGCTTGACGGCAGGCCGGACGAAGTGACCGGCGTCATCGAAGGAAAGCCGGAGGTTTCTCCGAAAGGCGTCGCAAGTTGCGTCCTCGTTTCAGAGGCTGCTTATTGGTGGCGCGGGTGGGATAGTGGCGGCTGGACTTGCAGTGGTGCGGCTCGTGCGATCACGACCGACTGCGGCATCTGGATTCGCAAGCCATACCCGGAGTTCAACCTTGATCTGACCGAGTACGACGCGAGGACGGCTGTTCGGTACGGCGCGAAGAAGCCACCCGACTCCATCCGCGACTACGGTCGGCAGCACCTCGTCCGCACCGCGACGTTCGTGAAGAGCGTCGAAGCGATGCGTGACTTCTTGTGGGCAGGATATGGCTGCTATTTCTGCTCGTCGCTGAAGTGGTCGAACACCCGCGATGAGAACGGATTCTCGCCTGTTGTTCCCGGGTCGTGGGCACACGCCCAAGGGATCGTGGGCTTCGATGATCGCCCTGAAACGATCGCGATCTACGGCGAGCCGCTCGCGGCCGTCCTGAATAGTTGGAACAGGTGGAACAAGGGTCCGCGCACCGTCCGCGGCACATCGCTCCTGATCCCCGAAGGCGCCTACTGGACGAAGGCGTCCGTGCTCATGCGTGGTCAGGTCGTCGCACTCTCGAGCGTGGCGGGATGGCCGCCGCGGACGCTGAGATCGTATGGAGCGGAGGGCAACGTATGAGGACCGACATCGTCGCCGACGTCGCCGGCGTGATCATGCTCACGACCGCCGCCGCCCTGCCGCTCTCATGCACGCCACGGCTTCCGGTGGCGTCGAGGTTGAACCTCCAGCCGCTGGTTGCCACGGCCGGGGCATACGGCATCGCCGAAGCCGCCGAGAGCACGCCCGCTCCGGTTTCGCCGGACGGTTGCGAGAAAGGCTGCCGGTGCAACGGTACGGGGGTCGAGAAGTCCGGCGACGGCCTCGCCGACGTCTCCTGCCGCTGCCCTGAGACGTGCAAGTGCAAGGCCAAGAAGGCCGTCGCCCCTACCGAAGGGAGGCCGGGATGGCCGCCACGAAATACGGGCCGCTGAAGGCGTTCATCTTGCGGCGCGGCTCGATGCGGCTGGCGCTCCACGGCCCGCTCCGCGACCGCCTCGTCGAGCAGATCGTGGAGGAATGGCCTGTCGGCTGCCAAGTCGATCGGATAGAGGAGGTGTTACAGGCAAGGATGGCCGTGCGTCTCCGCGAGCGGTACGGAAGCGTCGTCGCCGTGTTCCTGTTGTCCGCACTCGCGAACCTCATCATCCGCCTCGTGATCGACTGGTGGCTCGAGAACGAGGCCCACCGCGTCATGCTGGCTGGCTGGGCACAGGAGGCGAAGGGCTGATGCCGCATCGCGTTCCCACGTACCGGCCACCGTGGATACCGAAGCGTGTCGATGACGCCCGGCCCAACTCGACGCGACGAGGGTACGGCTCCGCGGCGTGGCAGCGTGTCCGGCTCGCCGTGATCGCCCGCGACGGCGGCCTCTGCCGGGCGTGCGGGAAACTGATTCATCAGGCTGGGGACGCGCATATCGATCACGTTGATAGGAAGCGTACCGACGAGGCCGCTGAGGCGACTCCGATCTCTGGCCTCCAGTTGCTCTGCCGCACCTGCCACTCGCAGAAGACGCGCAGCGAAGGAGGCTAGTCAGCCTGCCTCGCCCGCCGGCGAGCGTTCGCCGCCTTCGTCAGGCCGCCTCGTTGGCCGCACTCGACCGCCAACTCGCTCCGCCGCTTGCTGCCGAATGGGAAGTACCTCGCCCTGACGGCGTCGAGCATCTTCCGCAGGACGAGCCGCTTGCCGAAGATGTACGTATCGACGGTGATCCCGTCGGCCGCCGCCGCGTCGATGGCCCGGTAGACTGACCGCATCGAGCAGCCGATCGCCTCCATCGTCTCCTCGATCGTCAGGTAGTCGTCTGTGTCGATCTTCATCGTCTCACCGCTCCTATCACTGCGTCACCCAAGTCCACGAACGCCTCTCCGATCCTTCGCAGCGGCCGTGCCGGCGGCTGCTCGACCACGATCTGTTGCACGGGCCAGCCGGTTGCCACGGCCGGGGTAGGCTGCCACGTACTGGTTGCCACGGTCGGGGCCGGGGCCGCCGGCCGCTCCGCGAAGACCTCGCGAAGCAGCACGGCGACGACCACGACGAGTACGGCCCGCCAAGTGTCACGAACGAAGCCGATCATACCGTCACCACCCCCTCAGCACGCAACCGCTCGACCGCCTCGCGGCAGTTCTGCCGGTACTCATCCGCAAAACCGTCGAGCATCTTCTCGACGATGACGACGGCATCCTCGCGTGTCTCGACGACCTTCTCGCCCATCCACTCACAGATCGGCTCGACACGCCCCGACCGCAGGTGCCGGTAGAGCGTCCGCTCTCCGTGCTGCACCGCCTCGACCTCGGCCACGACAGCGAGCGGCTTGCCGTCGCTAGTACCTCGATACGCCTTCACGATATACATCACACACATCCTTGGGTTGCCACGGCCGGGGGCCGGCGACGTGCCGGACCTCCGCCGATGGCGGGGCCAGTAGCCTAGCGTTGTCCTGTCCTGCCGTCTAATCGTCCTCGCGGCGCCGTCGCCGTGAGCGTTTCTGCCGGCGTTTGAGTTTCCGCCGGCGCTCCATCTCATCGATCGCAGCCGCCGCAACGCGACCCATCGCATCCTCGGCCTCGAGCCGGGTCGCAATCCCGGCATCGACGAGGAACGTGAGCCAGCCTGACGCATATGGGGTGAGTCTGTTGGTCATCGCTTCACCTTTCGTTTCGCCGCACGGGGCGGCTGGTGCCTCAACCACTCACTCGTAGTCGCAGAACACTTCGGCGACCACCACGTTTGTCCGCACGTCGAAGAATTCCCACACCACGAACGATTTGCCGCGAGGCCGTCGCCAATCCACGAACTGGCCGTCGAACGTGGCGAGAGCCTTGTCTAAGACGTCCTCCCAGCATGACAGCCCACTTGCGATCGGCTCACCACCGGCCGCGACCATGCTCCATGACTCTTGTGCCGTCTTCATCGTCAGTCCTCCCCAATGCCGAAATCGAACGCCGCATTCAGTCGCTCCACGATCTCATATAGAGCACCCTCGACGCTCGCCGGTGCCTCGCCACCGTTCGCGTCGAGTGCCACGCTCACAGCCGATAGCACTGCCGACGCCTCATCCCTCGTCATCTCAACTGTCGCTTTCTTGATCATCTTGGTCTTCATCGTCCATCTCCTCGTTTCGCCGCACGGGGTTTCTACGCTCCGGGGTGGCGGCGGGCCGCCCGGGGCGAGGTGTTTCACTCGGGAATCTTCGCTGCGATGCGACCGCCGATGTGATAGTGCAGGACGGTCGCGATGCCGTCGATCCACTTCACTCGCCCCTCGGCAACCAGCCCGCCAGATGTCTTGAACGCGGCGATCTGCACGCCGCTGGCCCGCTTGTCGATGCTGACGCACTTCCACCTGAACCGCTCGACTCCGTAGTAGCCGATGGACTTGTAGATGCGACCGACGCGGAATCCGTGTTTCTTCGTTGCCTTGGCTTTCATGGCTCACCTTCGTTTTTCACTACCAACAGGCGTCGCCGCGGTTCACAAGGATCACCGCTACTTTAGCGGCGATTGTCACCGCGTCTCCGGCGCGGTGCCCTTGCCAGTTCACTCGCAGAGTCACGGTCGCGTACATCTCAGTCGCTCTCCTCGTTTCCACGCTCCGGGCCATCAAGCCGCCGCCGGCACGCTGCCGGCAAGAAATCGGTCGATCGCCCTCACCGCCTCGTCGTGCGTGATCCAGCCAGTCTCCTTTCCGGCCGCCCCGCACACGACCTTGTACCTCCTGTCCTCGTCGCACCGCAGCCACGCCTCGCGTCCGTCCGCCTGCCGCACCCGCCGGAGCGGGTGACGGCAGTAGACGTGGATGTCGTGGCGGTGCATCCAGCGGCATTCGCCGGTTTTCAGTTCGTCGAGCACTGTCAGACCTCCACCTCGACGTCACGCCGTGCCAGCAGCGCCTCGGCAGCGTCAGGGTACGGCGTGGCACCTCGCGGAGCGTGCCCGCCGACGAGGTCGCCCAGAGCGACGTCGAACGGCACTTTCCGCTCGGCCGTCTGCTCCAAGCACACGACCGTCAGCATCCACGCCGTGTCGCACCCGTCGTGATCCTCGACCGACCAGCGGCAGTGGATCAAATCATGCAGGCCAGCGCCGACCAGTGCGGCATAGATGGCGCCGTGCCGCTCGTAATCGTTCATCCGCTTCAGGCTCGAGTTCGTCATCGTCGTCTCCTCGCGTTTCGCCGTCCGGGGCCGGCTGGTTCTGGTTTCCACGATCCGGCTCACGCGGCCGAATCGGCGTCCTCGATCACCTTTCTCGCAGCCTCACGGCCGGCGTCGTCGGCCGCCGACACGGCTGCCTTCTCGTCCTCGGTCAACTGCGCCATCGTGCCGATCGCGCCGCGTGAGTAGCCCCAACGCACGCCCGCCCAAACCGAATGGAGGATGCGCTGACCCTGCGGCTGCTCGGCTGAGAGCCGACCAGCCCGCGAGTCGTCCTCCATCGCCTTGATCGCCGCCCGCCGGTACGCATCGCAGGCACGCTGCATCTCGGGGTGATCGATGCCCGCGTAGTCCTCAAGCCCGCCGCAGATGCGGATCGTCTCTACGTTCGCGGAGAACTCAACGACCGCGGGCTTTGGCGGCTCGGCACGGCCCTCGGCGGCGTCGATCTGCCAGCCGCCGGCTCGGGCCTCTGACACAGGGATCATCGCCTCGTCATCCACGTTCAGGTAGCAGTCCACCGACGCGACCGCGTTGCCGGTCAGGATGCCGCGGCGGTCGATCTCCGGCCACTCTCCATGCCAGTCGCCGGCGTCCGCAATCTCTCGCCACTCGCGGCTGCGGTAATGCAGCCCTGCGCCGGCAGCAGCGGCCTCGTCGGCGGTCATCTCTCGGGTTGGTCGCATCGTCGTGCTCCTCTGGTTTCGCCGCACGGGGCGGCAGGGTGAAATCGAACACTGGTTTCTACGAGCCGGGGTCAGTCGATCGTGTGGCCTTCGGTCTTCATCGCGTAGTCGTTCAGCGCGTCGCGCTCGCTCTGGCTCATGTTCCGCCACGCCAGCCTGCCGGCCTCGGCTCGGCTCTCGTTGGCTCGACGGGCGTCGAGAAGGGCCGACTTCGCCGACGCCTCGACCTGCCGGATGAACGAGGCCGTTGCCCCGGCCCTCGCCGCGGCGTCCTCGGAACTGATCGCCGTGATCTGCCGATGGTCGGCACCGTACTCGGCATCGAATGGCGACCACCGCTCCTCCGCGGTGCGGTATGTCACGACCGGCGACTCGCCAGCCGTGAACACATGAGCGTGCGCCGCGTGAACCTCGGCGCGGCCGTTGTCGAACTGGATCGTTCTCATCTCTCGTCTCCTCGTCTCTAGGGTTTGGGTTCTCACGTTCCGGGGGCCACGTCGGCCTTGCGGTACACAGTGAACTCCATGCCTCCGAATCGCAGCATGGCGAACTCTGTGCAATCGGACAGATCGTCGGAACGCCGCCACAGCGGGCAGGCTGCCTCGATCATCTGAATCTCGTAATAGCAGGGGTTGCTGGTCGCGCCTCTGCACTCGACCGTGTATTCGTATGAAGTCGCGTTCACCGTCATCTCCTCGGGTTTGGGCTTCCACGCTCGGGGCCACGACGGCCCGCCCGTCGCCCCCGTCAGCGTTTCGCCGGCCGGGGGAACCGGGGCGGGTCGTCAGACCGTCGCCTTCTCGTCTGCGATCTCCAACATGATGCGGACGTTGCACTCGGCGGTTTCGGCCACGTCGCGCGGCGTGAGCGTCCGCAGTGTTCTGCCGCGCAAGTCGCCGCGGTGACGCTCCTCCCACTCCGTCCGCTCGCGCCGCTCCTCGACTGCCACGCTCGCGAGAATGTCCTCGACGATCGACGTGGGGTCGGTGTATCCACGCTCGCGCATCATCTCTCGGATCAGATCGCCTCGCCGTGTCGCCGCCGCCAGATCGTCGCCTTGGGGCCAGTTCGTGTGCATCGTCCCTCTCCTCTCGTTCCCCCGTCCGGGGGTCTGGTGAAATCATCGCTCAATCGAGCCGCCGCGGCAACGAGCCGGGGCGGGTCACTCATTGCAGTTCACGCAGGTAGCACTCTAAATACCCGCCATCCTTAGCGCATATCTCAGCGACGTCACCGACGATCTCTATCGACGCTATCTCGATGTAGCGGCTGCACTCGCCGTTGTCAGGATCATTCCAAAAGACCGTGTCGCCGCAGGCCAAGCCCTCTGCATCTTTCGTTGTCATGTTTCTATCCCTTACGCAAGTGAAATCATCCCATCGTCGAGCCGCCTCGGCAACGAGCCGGGGCGGGTGTCGGGTCACGCGGGGCAGTGGCCCCCGAAGCAATCCACGAACATCGTGATCTCGTCGTTCGCCAGTCCCTCGGCCACAAGCCGGCGGGCCGACTCCATCGTGATGCAGTCCTCGTAGCCGACCATCCGGCCAGCAGCGTCGAACAGGTCATGCTCGCAGTAGCCGATCCAGTCCAGTTGATGCTGGCACTCGACGTCATCCAACCAGTCGAACGTCTCCCGCGTCAGCGGGCATCGGCCAGCCTCGGCGCACTCCTCGTAAAACCGCTTCATCGCTCCCATCGTCGCGTTCCTCCGCTCGGGGTCTTCGTTTCCACGATCGGGACACGCGCCCGATCTCTCCTTCTGCCGCCAATCCTAGCATCGACCAAATGTCCGTCAACCTGAAATCCGTCTGGTCACTCGATACGGCCGCGCCACCATCCCGGGCACCGGCGATTTCCGCCGGCCCTCGACGTGCAACATGGCGAACCCCTCCGCACCATGCGCGAGGAGGTAGACCCGGCTGCGACGCCGGATCACCTCGGCCAGCCGGAACGTGCCCCGGGCGGCCAGCGGAATGCGCCGTCCGTCCGAAGTGCGGTAGTACGGGCCGCCGGAGACATTGAACCGGTCGCCGGGGAGCAGGACGACACGCGGGCTGATGCGGTATCCGGTTTCGACGGTCGGGGTCATGCGTCACCGCCTTCCGGCCTGCCGTCCACATAGGTCATGCTGCACGACTTGTCGCCCGTCACGACGCATACCGGCTCGTCCGGCCCGACGCACAACACCGAATAGACGCGGGCGATTGCCTCCGGGTCTTGGCAGTGCATGTTGTCAGCGTCTGCGATGTCTCGCAGGATTTCCTCGATGGCGGTCTGCATGCTGATCGTTTTCACGGTCGGGGCTCCTCTCGTCTCTCGGGTTTTCATCGTCCGGTTTCGCCGGCCGGGCACCGTGCCCGGCCGGTAGTAGTCGTCGTCACGCCGCGTGCGGGTACATCACGACGACATACTGCCGCCCGCGGATCGTCGTCAGGTCATAGCCGCCCTCGTAGAGCGACTGAAGGCGGGGCATCTGCTCGCCCTCCATCTCTTCGTTCGCCAACACGACGCACCCGTCCGGCAGCACCTTGGCCCGGTAGGCATCGAGGTGATGGTGCGTGCCGTTGATCACGACCTGCGCCAGCAGGCGGTCCTCCGCTGGTCCGTCGTTCCACCCGATCGCCTCCCATGCGGAGTCGGGGATCGTCATGTTGATGGTCGTTGCCATAGTCGGGGTTCCTTGTCTCTCGGGTTTCCACTCACGGGGCAGGCTCGTCGCCGGCATCCCCTTCGCCGGCGCCCTCGGGCGGCGCCGGAACCGGGGGCGGCCGGTCAGCGGCTGGCCTTCCTCGCAGCCTTCGCGAACTCCTTGCAGGCTCGGACTGCGTCGGCCTCGTTCTCCGCGAGGAGTTCCTCGGCGGCCTCATTCAAGGCACGGCCGCCGCCCTCCTCGTCATGCTGGAGGCCGCCGATGCTTCCGAGATGCGGCACGATGCACGCGCCATTCAGCCACGCGCTCGCCCGCACGATCGCGAATTGCCACTCGTCGTCATTCCACGCCGCGATCTCCTCGGGCGTGAATGCGTCGTCGCCCCAGTCGTCGATGTTCGTCATCTCGTCGAACTCGGCATGCACGCGAATGGTCAGGCCGGGACGAATCTCGGCCTCGATGTACTCGCGGCCGTCGAGGCTCGTCATCCCGTCGAACTGCTTTGTGAATCGTGTCGTCATGGTCGTCATCGTTTCCACGCTCCGGTGATCTAGGTTTCCACGTTCCGGGGCCACGGTGGCCGCCGACTCGACGCCTCCTCGCGGGCGGGAGGCGCCGGCTCGGGGGTCAATCGACGTTGTTGAACGCCAGCCACTCCGACCAATCCATGCCCTCGGGGCAGGGGCCGGGATAGCCGGGGCTGGCTCCGGCCTCCGGCTGCGGATCGCTGCGGCGCTCGCGCCAACGACCCTCCGCGATGAACTGCACGACCGCACCGGCGTTTTCGTCGGTCACCGTGTAGCAATGCTCGCCGGGGGCTGATTCCCCGTCGTAGGTGATCATGCCGAAAGCCACCATCGCGCCGGCCTCGCTGATCTCGCAGACCTCGTTGAAGTCGCCACCATCGGTCGTGATCCTCGCGTAGTTGCTCATCTCTCGTTTCCTCTTTCGGGGGTTCGTCTCGTTCTGCCGGCCGGGGCAACGTGCCGCCGGCCGGTTGTCTCCGCGTGTAGGTCAATCGATCGGCCAGCCCTGCCGCCAGTAGCAGGGCACGGTGGCCTCGTCGTCGCTGTCGTCGTCATCACCCAGACGGACCTCGGCCACGAACTCCTCGTCTCCTCGGCCTCCCTCGCCGACGAGGTAGATCGATCCGCCGTCGCCATCCTCGGCGCCCTCGTCGATGAGCAGTTCCCTCACGTAGTCGCGGGCGGCTGCGTCGGACACGGCGTCGAATCGCTCGTCGCCGCCGCGGTCGAATCGGATCATGTAGTTGGGCATCGTCGCGTCCCTCCGCTCCGTGTCGTCTCGTCTCGTTCCTCCGGCCGGGGGCAACGTGCCCCCGGCCGGTTGTCGCCTTCGGCAGACTATCGTGGCATTGGCCCCAAGCCGACCGCGAGGCCGACCGCCTCGGCAACCATCCGCCCGCTGGGCGCCGGGTCGTGACGCATCACCTCGCGGTAGTTGCTGCCGTTGGCGCTATGCTCCATCGCCGCGCGGTAGAGCAGGCCGCGGCGCAGGCACCGCGGGATCGTGCCCCAGACCACATTGCCGCCGACATTTCGACGCACGACGCGGGCAACGTGCGCGAAACTCTCGGCAACGTGAACGCCTCCGACGATGCGTCGGATGTAGCCGCCGTTAGCGCCGGAGAGGGCTGCCACGGGCGAGGAGCCGACGCGGGCGAGCATCCCCGGCACCGGGGCTGCATCGATCATCCGCTCGCCGGGAGAGCCGCTGAACGGCCGTGGGCCGCGGGCAGCCTCGGCCTCAACTTTCCGCCGCCGCGCCGCCGCCGCCTCCGGCGTACCCGGCAGGGGTCGCAGGCGGGCCGCGGTGGCCCGGACCTCCCGCCCCGTGTCGCCGGTCCTGCACAGATACCGCGCCACGCCGCGGCCCTCCAGTCGCCGCAGGACGGTGACCGGCGCCAGACGGTCGCCGATCCGCACCCGATACTCGCCGCCGATACTCACCTCGGACTGTCGCATCTCATCGTCTCCATCTACGGGGTCTACTCGTTTCCACGCTCCGGCGACGCGCCGGGGCGTTGTCGTCGTCAGTCGATCAGCCCTGATAGTCCGAGAGGTAGGTCACCTCGTCGCGGAGTTGGCCCGCGGTCATCCGGTCGAATCCATCGATCTCCACGGCGGCATCGAGGCCCGCGGTGGCGAACTCGCGGCGGGCGGCGTCACGGGCCGCCTCGATCGCGAGTGCCGCGACGGCCTCCCGCATCGTGCGATGATCGGACACGTTGACGAGCGCCGTGCCGGTGCGCGTCGTCTCGCAGCGGCAGACGCTCCACGGCCTCGGTAGCGCCGCGGTCGCCCGCCGCATGCACCGGAGGATCGCCAGCGCGCCGGCCGCCGGCCGCGGCGTCGTGCCGCGAGTGTCATCGGACCATCGGTAGAGTCGTGGAGTCGTCATCGCGTTTCTCCTCTCGGGGTCGTGCCATCGAGGCCGAAGACGTAAACCGGCAACCCGGCTGGAATGCCAGCGGCTGCGAACTCGACGACCGCGGCGGCGACCGCCTCGTCGAGACTCATCGGCACGAACTCATCATCTCCCTCATGGTTGAACCAACAGGCCAGATCGTGCCCGTCAGCATCCTTCGCGCAGGTGCCGCGATCGTCTGCCGCCTCAATCGTCCACTCGCCGTAGCCCTCGTCATATGCGACGATTCGCGTCGGCTGGATTGTCTCGGTCATCGCGTTTCTCCTCTCGGGGTTTCGTCGCACGGGGTCGCCCCCGTCACGCACCTAGTATCGGCAAGAAGTCGGTCAGAAGTCAAGGGGCACAACATTTTGTGGTCAAGGCTACTGGTGGACACAAGATGTTGAGTGGACAGTTGGTTTCTATGGGTTTTCACGGTTGGGTCCGTCGTTTCCACGCTCGGGGGTCAATTGAATTCCTCGGTCGTGTCACCGACGCGAACGTCCTCCACTGCCGCCGTCACGACGAGGTTGAACGTCGGACCCTCGGGGCCGATGGTCATCGTGATGCGTCCGGTGTCCATGTCAGCGTCGAACCCGATTCCAATCGTTTTCCCGTTCCACGATCGCTCCAACTTTTTGAGTCCAACGGCAAGCCGCCGTGTCATCGCGTCGCGCTGTTGTGGTGTCATCACTGGTTTCCACGATCGGGCATCACTGGTTTCCACGATCGGGATGCCCGTTTCCACGATCGGGGGATTCTTGTTTCTACGGTCGGGGGATGCTTGTGTCACGCCCCGGACGAGCACCAGCCAGCCTCGATGAGGCCGTGGGCGTCGCTCGGGTCGTGCTGGTCGTGCTCACGCCCCGGACGAGCACCAGCCAGCCTCGATGAGGCCGTGGGCGTCGCTCGGGTCGTGCTGGTCGTGCTCACGCCCCGGACGAGCACCAGCCAGCCTCGATGAGGCCGTGGGCGTCGCTCGGGTC